CCGCCTCATCTGGGGCGGTCCCCGTTTGTTTATGGAGATAGTCAATGACAGATGCAGCTGAAAAGCTCGACGACCTCGACACCGAGGAAACTCCCGCGCAGGAAACAGAAGCCACTGAGGTCCCTGAATCAGTCAAGCCGATTGGTCTCAATCGTTTCGGCCTCGCAGCTGAAAAGCGCAATCACTACCTGATCAACGTGCCGCATGGCACAGATCCGCAACTCGCTCTCGAGCCAGACTTCTACTCGCACATCGCGAGGCATCTGGGCCGCGGCGACATAGTGACGATTGAACCTGACGACTTGGCGTGGGAGATGAGCGTCAAAGTCCTGGACATGGGCCACAACTGGGCCAACGTCCGGATCCGAGAGATGTTCAAGTACGGCGAGTTCGAGGTCGCTCCGGAGACCCCTCGAGAGTACAAAATCGAGTGGGCCGGTCAGACCGACAAGTTCCGTGTGGTGTTCAAGGGCGAAGTCATCAAAAAGGGCTTTGCTACCAACGCTCTCGCGGGCCAATTCGCCGCGAATCACGCTCAGGCTCTCAAGCGGTAGCCGAGCAAGGACGGTCATTTGCGCAGGGATGCGCAGGCTTAGGAGGAAGCAATGCCGAGCAAGCTGAGTATCTACAACGGGGCGCTCACAATTATTGGCGAGCGACGCCTCGCATCCCTCTCTGAGAATCGCGAGCCGCGCTACAAGCTCGACGAGATCTGGGACAACGAAATGGTCGATCGCGTCCTGCAGATGGGCCAGTGGAAATTCGCCAAGCGCACGGTCGAGCTCACAGCCAGTCCATCGGTGACGCCGTCATTCGGCTATCAGTTCGCATTTGAGCAGCCGAGCGACTTCAAGCGGACGATGGCGGTGGCGCATGACGAGTATTTCAATATCCCGATCACGCGCTACTCGGTCGAGGGCTCATTCTGGTTCTGCGATCAGGAGCAGATCTACGTCGCCTACGTGTCCAACGATGCGCAGTTCGGTGGCGATATGTCTCTCTGGCCGCCGAATTTCACCGAAATGGTCGAGCACTACATGGCGTGGAAAGTCGCGCCCAGGATCGCCGGCATTGACATCTCGGACAAGCGACTGGGCCGTCAGTGGAAAGCGATGCTCGCTGATGCCAAGGCAACGGACGCCATGGAGTCTCCGGCCAAGTTCGCACCGCAGGGCGGGTGGGCAAGATCCCGAAAAGGGTTCCGCGGAGGCAACAGAGAACGCGGAAACCGTAGCCAGCTGATCGGCTAATGACGGACCAAGACACACAAATCCTCGCCTTTAACCGTGGGGTGCTTGATTCGATAGGGCTCGCCCGTATCGACATCGAGCGGTACTCATTCGCGGCCGCTCTGCAGCGCAACTGGGTGCCTCGGGTCCTCGGATCAATGATGATCCGACCGGGCCTGAAATACATCGACACGATGGCGGTGAGCCAAGGGCTCAATCTGGTGCGCCAGATGCCGTTCATCTTCGAGGAGGACGATACCGCTCTCCTCGAGTTCGGTGTCGGGTCCTACATGCAGGTCCGCATAAACGATGTGCTCCTCGAGCGGCCCACAGTCTCGAGCACGATCGCAAACGGCAATTTCATCGATGCCGACAACACATCGCCGCCGACCAGCTGGTCGGTCGACGACGATTCTGGTTGCGACTCGTTTGTGCTGGACAACGATCTCGAGCTCCGCGGATCCGGCGAGGGCTTTGCCCGCTGCTACCAAACGATCTCGGTTGCCGGCCCAGATCTCGGCGTCGAGCATGGCATCCGTATTGGCGTCCTCCAAGGGACGGCCGTGCTGCGCATCGGTAGCACGGTGGGCGACGATGACATTTTCAGCGCGACCCTGGATACCGGGGACCACCATATCTCGTTCGAGCCGCTTGGCGATTTCACGATCCAGCTGTCGAACGACAAGGAATTCAACACGATCGTCTCGTTCTGTCTCATGGAATCAGGCGTCGTGAACATGGGCACCGGCTGGTCGACTGAGGATCAGGTTCGTTCGGTGCGGTGGGACCAGTCTGGCGATCGGATCTATACGGCCGCCGATGGCCTGCCGAATCTCACGATCGAGCGCCGCGGCGATGGACGCTCGTGGTCAATCGTCGAGTTTGACAAGACGGCCAACAAGGGACCATTCAAGACGCTCAACACGAGCGCAATCACGCTCCGGCCTAGCGCCATCCAAGGCGACTACGATCCGTTCGGTGGCGGCACCTATGTCACCCTGACGGCCGAATCAGATGGCAGCCCGGTGTCATTTTTCAACTCGCAAATGCGAGGGCATCTGTTCCGACTGCAGAGCGAGGGCCAGACCGTAACCGACTCACAGGGGAGCGGGGTCGAGGTCAGTACCCTGCCGATCCGAGTGACCGGGTCAGATAACGCTCGGCTGTTCGGCATTACGATCGAGGGGGCACCGGCATTTGTCGCCACGGCCAAGCTGCAGTTCTCATTCAGTGAGACCGGGCCATGGAACGACACCGGCGTCGAGTTCACCACGGCCACATCGACGTCCTACCTTGACGGTCAGGACGGCCAGACCATTTTCTATCGCCTGCTTGCCGAGGCTGGTGACTGGACATCCGGCACCATGACGATGACGCTGATTTTCACCGGCGGCACCAGACAAGGACTTTGCCGGATTCGATCGATCGTGTCCGATAGCGTGGCCAACATCAGCATCCTCGAGCCATTCGGATCCATCGACGCTCAAAAAGACTGGTGGAGGGGTGAATGGGGCAACACGGAGAAGTGGCCCAATTCGGTCGCGGTCCATGAGGGCCGCCTGTTCTGGGGCGGCGAGGATCGCATCTGGGGCTCTGTGTCCGACGACTTCGAGAACCACGACGACAACACCGAGGGCGACTCTGGCCCGATCAACCGCACGATCGGCTCAGGCGCTATCCGCGTGATCAACTGGATGCTCTCGATGGCCCGCCTGATGATGGGCACGTCCGAGAATTCAGCCAACATCGCGGCGATCAGGCTGGATGGCAACAACCCGCTGTCGGCCAGATCCTCGAATTTCGACGAGCCGCTGACGCCGTTCAATTTCAACATCAAGACTGTGAATTCGCGTGGCGCTTTCGTCGATCGCACTCGCCAGCGGCTATTCGAGCTCGTGTACGACATCGACATCCAGGACTTCAAGCCCGTGGATCTCTCGATTTTTACGCCTAGCTTCAACCGGGTAGGTATCAAACAAATCGCCGTGCAGATGAAGCCGGACATCCGGATCCATTGCGTCCGCGAGGACGGCACTGTGGGCATGTTCGTCTACGATCGCACCGAGAACGTCATGGCGTGGGTGGACATCGAGCTCGGCGGCGTCGGCAACTGGAACGTCGAGGACGTCGCAGTTCTGCCGGGGACCGTCGAGGATCAGGTCTACTACACCGTCGAGGCGTTCAATGGCGTCACAGGCGAGGAGCGGTATCTGCTGAAATGGAGCCTCGAGGAGGAGGCTATTGGCGGCCTGAACAACTACATGGCTGATGCGTGGTTGCAGTACGATGGCGTCCCGATCGACACCATGACCGGGCTGGATCATCTGGCCGGCCTCGAGGTCTGCGTCTGGGCTGATGGCGCCTATGTCGGCAACGGCACGGTCACTCAGTTCGGCACACCGGGCGAGCTCGATCTTGGCTCCCTGACGCTCAACGGCGATCCCAGTGACGCCAGCCAGTCATCAAACGTCATCGTGGGCCTGCAGTACACGGCCCAGTTCCAGTCGACCAAGCTGGCAACGCTGCAGCGCATTGGTCTGATGGAGCATAAAAAAGTGAACAAGCTCGGATTCATTGCCGAGAACCTGCATCACAAGGGCATTCAGTACGGGCCTGATTTCACAAATCTGTATGATCTTCCCGAGGTCGAGGGGGGTCAGGTTGTCGCAGGCGATTTTGTCTGGGACGAATATCACGAGGAGCAATTCCCATTCGGTGGCGAGTGGGATGTGGATTCAAGAATATGCTTGCAAGGTCAGAGCCCGAAGCCAGCTACTATCCTGGCGGCGATTGCAGAGTTCCAGTCGGTCGAGAAGCTGCGCCGTCAGTAACGTGGCGCCGCGCGAGCGCGGACGACATCGTCCAGATGTACGGTGCGCCCTATCCGTTCACGGTTAGGGCCAATGCCGTGCTGCTCGATGACGAAGTGGTCGGAATTATCGGTGTGGCCAAGCATCCCGAGTGGGGCATTTTCTTCACTGATTACAGGGAAGATCTGCAGCCACATCTGAGTTCGGTTACGATATGGCGGTGCATCAAGGACGCAATGAAGATTGTCGAAGGATACGCAGGCCCGCTGCTCTCTCAGGCCTCTAACGTCGAGGGCTGTATCAATCTGAATCGGCTCGGGTTTTTTCATTTGCACGGAGCGTGGTACGGATGGCCCAAGCAGTCCCATTCATAATAGCCGCTGTCGCCGCTGTCGGTCAGGGTGTCGCGGCGTACAAGAAGTCGCAATATCACACCAAGCAGGCCAAGGCCTCGATGGAGGCCAAGAATCGTCGCATGGCAGCTGCGACCCGTGAGGCTGCAGAGGAGCGCCGCAGAGCCCAATTCATAAGATCTCGAGCTCGCGCGGTCGCTGCATTCTCAGGAGGCGGCACCGATGCCGGCATGGTCAAGGTGTTTGCGGATCTCGCGGCCGAGGGTGAATACAGGGTGCTCTCGCGTGTCTGGCAGGGCCAGAACGACGCGCAGGGATTGATCGCTCAGTCCGAGGCTAACTTCAAGGCTGCTCGAGACGCTAAGGTCATGGGCGTATTCAACTCGATCACGTCTGCCTTTGCTGCTTACAGTGGTGCTGGTGGTGGTGCTAATCCGAATCCCGGCGCCGGCGCGACCAACTTCTCGTCATCTTCTGCACCGCAAATGAGCCCGATACAGGGCTATCAGGACGTAGGCAAGCTCTGGCTTGGTCCTGCGCCATCGGGGTAACAGATGACTCAGCAGAATTTCCGGCAGGATTCATTCGTCGAGGGGCTGGCGATCAAGGCCCCTGTCAAGGTAGCGACCAATGCACCGATAACGCTATCCGGCGAGCAAACCGTCAATTCCGTCCCGCTGTTGGTTGGCGATCGCGTCCTCGTCAAGGATCAGGCCGACCCTGCCGAGAATGGCATCTACGTGGTGCAAACCTCAGCGTGGACTCGGGCTGGCGATTTCGACGGCAGCCGCGATGTGGTTGGCGGTACACTGGTCCCGGCTTACGCGGTAGCAGGCCCAGGGTTCATCCAGTACATCGTTGCCGGCGACGGCGATGCTGTCGTGCCGACAGTCGACAACATCAATTTCACGCTGTTCTACGACCCTAATGCGGGCGGCGGCGCGACACTCCCGATCTCGACCAATGAGAACAATTCGCTGAGGGCCGACAATGCCGGTGGATGGGAGGAGACCGACACGGTCCGGATCACCAATGCTGGCGAGGTATTCTGGAATTACGAGAGCGCCAGCCAGTACGGCTTGCTCGGCCCGGGCACCGCTGATGGTCGCAGGATCTCGACGCAGGGCGGTAGTCTCGAGCTCATCGCTGACGGTGGCCTCGCGCAGGTTGTTATCTTCGGCGGCTCGAACCTTTCGATCATCGATGATGGCGTGATCTACATGGAGGAGACGGCCGACCACGACACCGTGCTCGTCGGTACTGGCCAGTTCTGGGTTAGGTCCTCGGACGGCGCCCCGATGTTCACGGATAGCTCGAGCGTCGATTTCCAGCTGAATACGTCTCCGACATTCAGCCCGCCACTGGTGTTGCTCGACGACGAGCAGATCGAATTCGGCACTGGCACCGATGTCATCATGGAGTACGACTCGACGATCTCCGGCATCCTCGTCGACCCTGTAACGACTTCCGTGCCGTTCGCGTTCAATAACGGCATGGAGCTCAGGTTCTACAATCAGATTGGCAGCCAGTACATCGGCCTCGAGAATCAGGGCATCCTCGGCTTCAACGATCTGGTCATGTCGGCCAGCGGTGGCACGTCGAATTTCAGCTACGAGGTCGGCGCGTGGGATCACAACGACAACCGATTCCTGCGTCCGGTGCTCGACGATTACGCGATCCAGCACCAGACGGCCGGCTCGGTCTCGAACGTCTTGGACATCGATTTCGAGGATGGCAATTCGGCCTACGTGGCCCTGACTGAGAACGTCACCACGATGACGCTCTCGAATCCTCCTGCTTCTGGCCGGCTTGGCCAGCTGGAAATTGAGATCCTGCAGGACTCCGTCGCGCGCACGATCGCGTGGCCCGCTTCCGTGCTGTGGCCCGGGGGCACGGCACCGGATCTCTCGACCACCAACTCCCGGCACTTGGTCCATCTGCGCACACGCGATGGCGGCACCACGTATCTCGGGACCTACCTCGAGAACTTCTCGTAATGCCGCTCCTGGGTGGCGCAGGCAAGATGGGCGCAGGGGTTGCTTCCGGCGATCCTCGTTTCACGAATGACCCTTACAACGTCCAGAGCTTTACGATGCCGCCGACCGAGCCAGATGCTTTGGCCGGGATTGAGATTGATGCTGACGGCGGCATCGAGTCGTTCCTGAGCTCGGTAGAGGGTGGCAATCAGGGTGACATCGGCCGGTGGGATAACGGCCTCGGTACGCTGGACATCGCAGACTACGACTTTCGGTTCGATGTCACGTCTGGCGCGGTCAACGGCATTAGCTTCGCTGCGAACACATGGCATCCAGGGTCGGGAGGATTGATAAACTTTAGTGTTACGGAGAATTTCGGAGTCCAGACTGCAACTGGTACGCTACGCATGCGGCCAGCCGGAGGCGGGGCTGATATTGATACCGCGAGCCTGACTCTTGGCGCTGAGAGGACACCATAATGCCCAGACTACCTGACGTAACAGATTTCGGAGCGCGGCCAAGCATGCGCAGTAACCGCGTGGATCCGGTGCACCCCGAGGGCGTCGAGGTTGCTGAGGCGATCTCGAATGCGGCGATCGTGTTTGCTGAGGCCTACGGCGCGAAGCAACAAAAGGACAGCAGGATCCATTACGCGCTGGCCAAAAACGAGGTCATGGCGCTGGACCTGCAAGTCCGGCAAGGTCTCAAGGAGCGTCAGGATTTCGAGAATTTCGACGAGGCGTACCAGACTGAGTTCACCACTGGCTACGACGAGATCCGTAGCCGGCATGACCGACTAACCGGAGAAGATGCGGCGCTGTTCTCGTCGGAGGTTGACCTGATCCGCGAGCGCGGACGTGCAGCGGTGTCTGAGTTTGCCAAGGGCCTCGAGGTCGATCAGGGCCGAGCAGACACGGAAACGGCTCTGCAGCAATTCACTGAATTTGCCCACATGACCGAGGGCGAGGAGCGCAACGGCTACATCCTGCAGGGCCTCGAGACAATCAAGGCCGCTGAGGAGGAGGGCTGGTTTACCGAGCAAGAGAGCGAGGAGCTCGGGCAGATATTCACGACGACGCTTGCGACCGACTCACTCGGCAACATGGAGCCGGAGGCTCGGCTCGAGGAGATCCAGCTGGCAATCCTGTGGCGCGAGAAACGAGGCGCCCCATTGTCTGCGGAGGATGCTGCAAACGACTTGGGCTCTGGCTCGATCGGTGATTACGTTCCGCTGCATGTGCTCCGCAAGATGGAGTCCCAGACCGAGGACGAGATTGAGCTCGAGAACGTGCAGGGCATGGCCACAGAGGCTAATGCCTCGGCGTGGGGCATGTATCCTGACAAGCTGGACGATCGCCAGCGCCGCCAGCACATTCGCGAGACTCTGAGCGACAACCCCGCAGCCATGAAGGAAGCCCTGTCGCTGAATGCGACCGAGCAAGCGGCCCGTGCCAACGAGGAGGTCATCGAGCGATCTGAATACTCTCGCAGCCTGACCAATTCGCTGTACGAGACTGACGGCCGAGCTCAGCTGGATACAGGCATGCTTTCCAAGCTGAATCGCACCGAGCAAAAGGCGGTTCGAGACCTGCAGAAGCGGCTCCTCGAGGGCAATGAATGGGCCGAGTCAACGGACTGGGAGGCGTGGGAAGCGTGGGATCAGATGACCGACGCACAAAAGGCCGCCACTTCGTTCGACATCAACACGGATCCACAGAACGAGGAGGAGGCGAAACAGGGTTACTACGAGACCACGGGGGCCCTGGGTGAGCCGGTGCTCATTCCGTGGAAAGCAATCGTCTCTGTCGATCGTGCTCGCTATATGTCGGCCGATCGGGCCGATGCTGAGAAGCGGTTACAGGCCGGTGGCGCAGCGGATCACGTTGGTAGCCTCAGTCAGGAGCAGTTGCTCGACCGAGCTCTGATTGACTCGCCATTCTTCGATCGCAAGCCCACAGCAGCCAAGAGCGATGACGATATTCGCGGCGACTGGATGCGGATTTCTGATCGGTACAACAGGCGGCTGGTTGAGCTCCACGATGCCGGCGTCGTGATCGACGACACAAAACGCTATGAGGTCATTGCCGACATCATGGTCAAGGAGGTCAGTGTCCGGCAGACCGGCCCCGATGAGGAGACCCTGTTCGCAGCCCTGCAGCGCGGTGAGTTCGAGGAGGGCTACATCCCGCTCAAGAAGGAAATTACGATCGTTCCCGGCGAGCCGAAAGTGTCACTGGCCGGAGCCTACATGCGGATCCCTGAGAGATATGGCGGCAGCCCGACTGGCCAGAACGAATATGTGCACGACTGGATCAAGAAGCGCATTGCTTCAACGCATGCTGAGCCCGTTGAAGATGTCGACACGGACGAGATCGAGGAGGTTTGGTTCTATCTGGTTACACAGGGTTGGGACGCAGCTGAAAGCCGCATCAATCGCAAGCAAGGTTTCTAATGTCCACCACAGAGGAAGATCTCCAAGAGCGACTCAATACGCTGGTTCCGGAGGCGCCTGAGCTCAACGACTTCCAACAGTCGTACCAGCGCAGCGCCATGCAGGATCGGCTCGAGCTCTATGGGCAGTACACCCAGGAGGACTTTGACCGCTCCGCTCGCATTCTCAGGGTTGCCGGCCAGACCGGCATCCCGCACGACATCATTGCCGGGGGCAACTCTCTCGAGAGTCTCGAGCAGCAGATCAAACAACCGGACTTTGATGCGAACCAGTGGCTCGAGGACAGCCCGATCTTCGCCAAATATGCGTCCGAAAACCCTTACGCTCTGGTGGTCCTGAAACAGGACTCGGAGAACTTGTCCTGGATCGAGCGCGAGTGGGGCCGGCCAATGTCGCTGGCGTTCCAGTCCACAAAGGCCAAGGTGGAGCTCAACCAGATCTGGAATCGCCGCGCCATGGGCGTCGAGTATCACCAAGATGGCGATATGGAGCGCGTCGGTGAACTGCAAAAGATGGTGCAGGAGCACGATTTCGGTGCCGAGAACTGGTGGTCCCTGTCCGCGCCGTTCATCTGGGGCACCCGTGAGATTGGCCCGATGGCGTACATCACATGGGAGGGCAAGGAGGGCGCCATGATGGGCGCCATGGCCGGTGCTGGTCTCGCAATGGTCTATGGTCAAACCGGACCTCAGCTGCTCGCGCCGGAGGAATTGCTGACCGTTCCTTTCGGCTTCTTCACGGGCGGCGGTATTGGCTGGTCAGCTGACAGTGCCGGCGCGTCGTTCGAGATGATGCGTGGTGAGCAATACGGTCGCTACATTCAGGCTGGATTCGATCACCAAGAAGCGGCAAAGGTCTCGACCCTGACTGGTGCGATCTCGACGCTCCCAGAGCTCAGCGGTGTGGGCAAGCTGATCAAGCACATCCCCGGCGTCGACAAGGCGTTCGAGTGGACCGGAAAACAGGTAGCCGACCGCCTTGCCAGAGACATCCTCGTTCGGCAGTCATACCGGCGAGCAGCAGGCCAGCTGGCCATGCGCTATGGGCAGAATATGGCGTGGGAGATTGGCACTGAGATCTTCCAGGATAGCGTGGCAACGGTTGGCCAGAACTATCTGGCGAGCTCCACAGGACGTCCAGAGGCCGCGGTGACGTGGGACCAGTACGTCGACGATGTGGCGCACACCGCCATAATGACCGCTAAGGGTGTCATGCTGATCGGTGCTGTCGGCCCAGGGTCCAGCTTCGTGCGCGACTACAAGCGGGCTCGAGATGCTCGTGGATTGGAGGATGCGATGACCGCTCTGGCCGAGCGTCTGACTGACTCCAAAATCCGCACTGAGGCGCCTGAGCAGTACCGTGATTTCGTCGAGGAGGTTGCTGCAGCCCACGGTGGCGGCCCGCGCATCAATGCGAATCGGTGGGACGAGTTCTGGCAGAGTAACAACGAGGATCCTGACGCCATGGCCGATCGGTTCGGTATCGACCGTGACGACATGGAACTGGCCCGCGAGGTCGATATGGACATCGCGATCCCGCCAGTACCATTTGCCGAGCAGCTGGCGCCCTCGGAGCTATTCAACGGCATCGTGCCGCATCTCAAATGGACCGAGGATGGCATGTCACCGCACGAGCGGGACCTGTTCAATGCGAACAAGCCAGAGGCCATCCGTAAGATCGAGGAGTCGATCGAAAAGCTGAGCGAGGCCGAGTCCAAGGTCGACGCCATGAACCTGATCGAGGAAGTGACCGGCGAGCTCATGGCCGCAGACTTCGACCCTACCGCTGCGCAGCAGATGTCCCAGATCTACCGCGGATTCGGCGTCATTGCCGACAAGCTGGACATGGATGCGCAGGAGCTATTTGACAAATTCTACGGCGGGGTCAGGCGTGTAACGCCAGAGGCCCTGCAGCGCACCAAGATCCTAGATCCCCACATCGACCCGATCATCAACCGGCTACGCCGGCAGGACTGGCCCACGGCCCGCCAGCAGCGCGGAGACTCCCTGATGGATCTCGTGCGTGAGATGGGCGGTCTGGACCCAACGGATCCGGAACTGTCGGCCATGGACTTCGAGCTCGGCTCCCTGGATCTCGGCATCACCAAGGCCGATATGCAGCGGTGGAAGGAATCTGGCCGGCTGGTATCGGAGATTGCGGAGACCGCGGCCGAGCGTGGCTACATCCCAGAGTACGACGAGAACCTGTTGCTGGCGGCAATCAGCCGTGAACTGGGCGGCGATCCTGTATTCGGCGCCCGTGACGATGGCATGCCGGGAATGAGGGAAACGGCCGAGCACATGGAGCGCCTCGAGCGCATGATCCAGAATCTCGATATAGACCTCGAGAACATGAGCAATGAGGAGGTCCGAGCGGCCCTAGAAGCCGCTGACACCTATGATCAGGAATTAGCTGGTGACGAGCTCAGGTCGATCGTCGAGCAGCTGGTGCGGGCTGACGAGCTCGCTGGCGGGACCAAGGATAGGACCCCTGCGAACGAGATTGACAACGTCCTGAATCGATGGGGCACCCTCGCTCCGCTCATTTACGCGGATCAGGACTTTGGAGATCTGCAGATTACTGATACAGTCGAGCTCGAAACGACCGGAGAGCAGGTCGAAATCACGGAAGATGCTCGAGAGAAACTTGAGCGTGTCCAGAGGCGCCAAAAGGCACTAAAAGCCCTGTTGGAGTGCGTAAGTGGCTGAAAAGACTATATCTGAGCAAGCCCTTCGGGAACGTGAAAAATCGGGAGCTCGCGTTCAATTCGCCAAGAAACCGGAACAAATCGAGGGTTTTCCGGATCTGGTCGCTACCCTCAAGCAAATGGTGGCCAACGAGGAGGAGCGCGTCCGCGCAGATTTAGCGCGCAATCAGACGACTCTCGAGATCCTGGGCACACTCCAATCAATGATTCGCAAGCAAGGCTCCGGCCCTGCAGCACAACCTGTAGACCTTTCCCCAATTCGTGACCTGCTCGAGGAGATCCAAGCCGATCGACTCCGAGCTCCGGTCGACTACGATTTCAACATCATTCGGCCCGGGGGCGATGGCTTCCAGCCAGCGTCCAGGATAGAGGCGCGAGCCGTAAAGCCGACAACTCACTAAGGAGGGTGAGAGATGCCTAATCCAACAGCGGTACTAGATCCGCATTCACTGAGCCAGGGAAATATCCAGACGATCTCGGATCTGGTTTTTGGCACACCGACTGGCGATGCGGTGACGATCACCAGCGCCGGCAGCAACATCCCGACTCTCAAGGACAAGGAGTATTTTGAGATTCGAGGCAACTCGAACTCCGTGAACAATGGCCTGTATCAGGTCGATGACGCCACGCCGGCCGCCAACTCAGTCGATGTTCGCAAGGTTTCAGGGCCGGACCCTGTGGTCGAGGCGGTAGCAGAGTCGAACCAGATTCTCTGCGCGCTCGAGACTGCGGTCTCTGACGCCGTCTGGGCGAACCAGTCGCTCAATGACGTCGACATCACATCGGCCGGCGGCAACCTGCCAACTTTCGAGATTGGCGCTCGCTTTGAGGTCAGGAATCACTCAGACGCCGACAACAACGGTGGCTACGAGGTCAACTCCACGGTCACGAACGGCTATAACTGCACCAAGATCACCGGCGCCGAGCCGAACAATGCCGCTTCTGAGGCGGTAGACGTCGACTCCGAGCGCAAGTCTATTTTCTACGATACCAGCGCCCTCGGGTTCTATATCCTCGAGCAGCCGGGTCTGGCCGACACCGCTGTATCTGACGCGGTGTGGCAGAACACGTCAGGCGCCAACACCGAGATCCAGAGCACGGGCGCGAACCTGCCGACCGTCCGCATCGGCCAGTACATCCTGGTGCGCAACCACGCCACGGCGGCCAACAACGGCTACTACAAGATCACCGGCATCCCAACCGTGAATACGCTGTGGGAGGTCGAGATGGTCTCCGATGGACTCACGCCGGCCGACGCAGCATCCGAAGCGGTCGACATGCAGACGGATCCGCTGGTGGATGACACTGGCGGCTTCGGCCAGCCGATCTACTCCAGAATGATGATCGACTGGAAAGACGACAACTTCCTGATCCGCAATGCCGGCTTCCCGATGTTCAACATTGACTCTGACGCCGGTAAATACCTGATGGGTCAGAACGCCTCCGGCACGAACACGGGCTGGAACTTCGTCGACAACGCAGAGTTCGGTATCCGCTCCCGTAAGCTGGTTCGGAATATGGGCTGGCAGGAGATCAACTCCGATGGTCTCGTTACGGCTGAGTACGCAGCAATCAGGTCCAACGCTACGGTAGAGGACAACGATCGTGACCTCGGTTACTTTCAGTTCGGCACTGACACAACCAAGGATGACACGGTGGACTTCGAGTTCGCCGGTCCGGTTGATGAGTCGATTCTGGTTTACGACGCCACGGTCACGCGGGCTCAGGCCACGCTAACTGAGGGTTACGACTTCAACGATACGGGCGACACCATCGACCGAAACGATGGCGGCTCGTTCATCACGGACGGCTACAAGGTCGGCTCTCTCGTCATCGTAGAGAATGCCGAGACCTCAGCGGACAACGGCACCTACCGATGCACGGCGGTCGCCGCCGCCGTCCTGACGGTCGAGAACCTCGACGGCTCCGCGGTCACGTTCTCCGACACCTCGGACGACAACACGGCCACGCTGACGCTCGATAACCGTTTTGCCTTCGCGCTGAAACTGCGTCCTCGGGACGACGACACGTTCGGCAAGTCGTTCGCGCAGCAGGGCCTCGCAGACGCACTCGCGACTCAGCTGTCGAACCGCGCGTTCATTTTCGGTCTGGGTACGGTAGTCGATCTCAACATTTCCGAGACCGACGCGAACATCGATGCCAATACGCCTTACACCGGCATGTCGATTACCTTCTACGCAACGCCACAGTCGCTCGGTGGCGGCTCGCTGGTTGGCGGTGCACAGAACTTCGGCATTGTCATCGACGGCAACAACGGCACCACGACCGAGATCTACGAGTGGACACAGCGTCAGCTGAGGAAATTCACAGACATCGACGCTGACGCTGATACGGCAATCGGTCGCGCGATCGACGGCCTGCTTCGCTTCAACGGTTCGGTGCTCGAGTTCGGCTCGGTCGACGGTGGTCTGTCCTTCCCGACTAACCCTGATGGCGGCGGCTCAGGTGTGTACTGCCTGAACGTCAACGCGGTCAACGCCAACGATGTCGCGTTCTTTGACAACACCGGCACCCTGCGCACGAATGAGGAAACGATTGCGGTCACGCTCGACTTCAACGACATCCTGATCGACGACACGATTGCCGAGGCTGACCTGTTCTTTGACCGCACGATCCGCACCAGTGTTGCTGATCTGGTCGTCACCGCTGGAACTGGTGCGAACGGTACGATCACGTCTGCCGGCACAAACCTGCCGAATCCGCTCGATGTCGGTGTTGGCGCTTACATCAGGCTGGCCGGACTGACTGGCGGCGATGCTGCAATGAACGGCGTCTATCAGGTCACGGCGATCACCACGCCGGGGGCTGACTGGTCCGTCACGCGCCTTGATGGCGATACGGTGGTAACGACTTCATCGGCAGCGGTGAACGTGGACGAGCATCCGTTCGACACGCCGGATGCGCTGATCGTCAACACGGCCCTGCAGCTGACCGATACGACCATCAGCTTCACGAGCCCAGACACGATTGGCGATACCAACTCCGGCTTTGGCATCTTCGCCGTAGGCGAGACGCTGAGGATCTCCGGTGCTGGTGCTGGCACGAACGCCGGCAAGCTGGTCAAGATCCTGACGGTTGTGGCCGGTACGATCACCATTGAGACCGGACAATTCTGGACGCCTCTCGACACTCAGGCGGCCGGTGGATCGGTCACGCTGCAGCGTATTGCAAGCGTCGAAGCTGACTCTGACTTCTCGTTCTCGTTCGAGTTTGACGCCAACGTCCAGGGTGGCCGCGTGGTCTCTACCGAGACTTTCGTGAAAGCCAAGGCGCTCGGACGTGAAACGGCGCAGTACACCGAGTCGGCGGTGCTCAGTATCCAGTCAGGCACTCCTCTCGTCGTACCGCTGCAGTCGCAGCAGGAACGCAATGTCGAACTGTAAGGAGATGTCTTTTGATCACAGTCATCGCCAGATGGGACACGGTACAGATGGCGTCCGAACTCGAATGGCGCGTTTGGAGGCAGCTACGCGGGGCATTTGAGGTCGACGAATTCATCTTCGTTGGTCCGGCACTGGAAGGCTCGTACAGCTTCACCCAGGTCGCCACGGTAAGCGATGCGCTGGCACTTCTCCCCGAGGGGTGCCAGCGCGTTTTTCTTGAGCCCGGTGGATCCAAAACGGTAGCGCAAGTCCCAAGCGGGGACGTTGCCATCATCGTTGGCAACACCGACCACTCGAACGCAGAACACGCGCAGCCTGACGAGCTTTACGGAATCCTCAGCCCAATGCCGACTGACCTGTACGGCTTCAATGCTGCAGCGATAGCCTTGGCTCTCAGGTACGGTCAGTGAGCACAGATAACAGAACGACGCTCAACGCTTGCGATTCAAACTCTGGTTGGGGCGGCGACGATGGTACGCCGAGCTCAGTCACGGCTGCGGGTCTGACCTACGAGAACGCCAACTCTCTCTCGTTCCAGCATACGAACGCGCCCGAGCACACGTACTACACAGACGGCACCGGATGGAACCTGGCGGATGCCGTCTGCTTCCTGATCGTAAAGGTGAACCAGCAGGACTCGCAGGCCAATGGCGGCATGCAGTATGTCCTTGGTGACGGCACGGATCGCCTCGGCGTAGAAACCAACGGCTCAGACAACCCCGGTGTCGCGCTGCGAGATCTGTTCTACGGCATGAACATCGATACGACGATTCTTTCCAGCTTCACGCAGCAGAACTACGCCGGCGTCAATGCCAACCTGACGCTCTCGGCTATCACGCAGGTAGGCTACGGCTCGAACCACTTGGCCAAGGCCCAGGGCGCGGTCGACAACATCTACCTCGATCGACTCAGCTTCATCGCCAATGACTCGGCCGCCTTTACGATCAATGGTGGCACGGTAGGCACTCCGGAGACGTGGACAGACTTCCAAGGCGACGACTCAACGAACGGTTGGGGCGTCTGCGGCAACCCGTTCGCTGACCAGTTCCAGATGAATGCGTCGTTCGATATGGGCGATGCAGGCACAGCGAGCACGTATTTCGAGATGGACGGTGTGCAGCTGTACCTGTTCGGTCAGGCCTACGGCGCCGGTCACTTTTTCTGGGACCTGATCTCTAACGCGACCGGCACGAACTCGCTGGAAATTAACGGCTCGCAGATCATCTCGATCGCAGGTTCGACTGGCAACCCGATCGACCTCGGCTGGAACAGTGCCAACTTCGACACAATCAACGTCGACGGCTCGATTTTCGTCGATGTAGGTAATTGGGAACTGCCGGGTAACTCAGCGACCCGCTGGATCCGGACGTCAACGATCGACAATCCGATCAGCATTACGCCTAACGGCATGGAGATCAGCGACACCACGATCAACCAAGGCGCGCAATCACGCGCTGACGGCATGATGATCCTCGATACCGCCGGCGACTCGAACAACATGGACGGCGTGGTTTTCAATAGCGACGGCACTGGCCACGCCATTGAGATCACAGCACCGGGGGCATACACATTCACAGCCCTCGAGTTCAATGGTTACGACGCCGGTACGGACGCGAACGGCGGCTCGACCGGCAACGCCAACTCGGCCATCTACAACAACTCTGGCGGCGCAGTCACGATCACGGTCGTCGACGGCGCTACGCCATCGGTGCGCGATGGCACAGGAGCCAGCACAACGGTCGTGGCCAACATCGCGCTGACGTTCACGCCGCTCGAGCTCAACACTGAGGTCCGGATTCTCGAGACCGGAACCAATACTGAGGTCGATGGTGTTGAAAACAGCGGCACCAGCTTCGTAGCGACCGTGCCAAGCGGGCAGGCCATTGACATACGAATAATCAACCCGGGCTGGCTGGATATCGAGACGATCAATGTGAGCTTCACTTCGTCGCAGAGCATCCTCGTAAACCAGCAGTTCGATCGCAACTTTGACAGGGTGGGCTGATGGCTGCGCAATACGACGGCGTCAACCTTCTGGTCACTTTGGATGCTCCGGTTGCAGAGGTATTGAACCAGACGGCCGAGCAGGTCTACGACGATGGCAAGATCTGGCACCTGAACGTCAACAACAGGAAATACTCATTCCCGTGGCTGACCTCCGGCGGCGAGGACATCACGCCAACGTCGATCGCTGGCCAGTATTACTTTTTCCGCAATGACCTCGGCTGGCGCATCTGGACTACCGACGAGGACCAGGATGTCTATTGGGATGGGAACCTGATCCCCGCGGACTTGAGCCTGCCGATCTTCGCTCGTCGCACTGGCCGCACCGTGGCCCATCTCGGCCTGCAGCCGATCACACAGGGAATCGTCGGCCTCGAGGACCGGACGGTGCAGACACTCATGGACTACATCGTTGAGGCCGGCTTCACCTACCTGCAGGTCTACCGGATACTCGCTGCTCACGCTGCTGGCAGGATCAACGAGCCGGTCGACGGCACCTACGCGATCCGCGATCTGAACAACACCAAGGATCGTATCGTCGGCACTGAGTCGGTCAACGGTGGCCGCATCATCACCACGGTTGACGGATCGTGAGCTCGCATTTTCTCAGCGGACACCACGCATCGGGGCACTTCGCCTCTGCGCACTTCGGCCGCACGATTGTCGTGCCGCCGATCGTTCCGGACGAGCCGGTACACCCGCCGGGTACTGGCCGCGGCATCGATGCTACGCTGCAGAAGCGAATCATGGAGGAGGAGGAGCTCCTGATGCTGGTCATTCGGGCGTTCCTCCACATGCGGAATAGGGACTGATGGCACTCGGCTACAAAAACTGCATCAAGCGGCTGCGAAAAAACGGCTACAAGGTTGAGCTCTCTGACCGGCGCCTGATCAAAACGCTCCTGAACGAGGGGCTCACGATCGATCAGGTAGTCACAAAGATGCTGGCTGAGTCGACCCTGGATGTGATCGAGACCGTCCAGCAGATCGAGGCACTGGGCGCAGATGTCGAGACCGGCCGTGGCCAGCTGGCAGAGATCAAGGACTTTCGCACCGAGCAACTCAAGGCTGAGATGGCATCGCGCCGCGAGATCAGCCAGAAGATCTCAGAGGCCAATGCCGAGTATCAGGACATCAAGCAAGACGCTGAGATGTTCGACAAGATCCTGTCGCAGGCGCTCGACGAGGAGGTCGCGTTCCTGGATCTCACCGAGAACGAGGCCAAGCTGTATTTCGGCCAGCTGATGATGCGGGCCACGACGACCGAGCTCCCCACTGGTAAGCCCGGTCAGAATCGTAACCGGATCTGGCCCGAGGACCGCTTCCGTGTCGCCATGGAGAACGGCACCTTGCTCGTGTCTGGCAACACGCCGCAGGAGATCTATGACAGCCGTGTCGCTCTCGAGACGCAGCTGGCTGAAAAGAAAAAAGTGGTGCAGGAGCTCAAGGCCCAAAAGGCCGAGGTCCAAAAACAGATCGAGTCGAAGTTCGGGCCCGAGACTGTCGTCGAGCCTGACGTGCTGTTCCAAAAAGAGGGCGACCTCGAGGCCGAGGTCACTGGTGTCGCAGCCAAGGGTGACGTCAACAAGCAACGCATGACCCGCCTGCTCGGCGCTCAGCTGTACGGCGACATGAACAAGATCCAGTCGGTGACGGTCAAGGAGGTATTCCAAAACGCCTTCGATGCCGTGCGTACTGCGGTGCGCAACGGTGACATCGAGGACGGCCAGATCACCATGGAAGTCACCGAGGACAAGCGCACCCTGATCGTCCAGGACAACGGTGTCGGCATGACGCCAGAGATGATCAATGAGGGCTTCCTGACGCTGGCCGGCACCCGCAAAGAGGGCGACGTAAACTCCGGCGGCTTCGGTGTGGCCAAGGGCCTGTTCCTTGCCGGCAACAAGAAGCTGAAACTTGTGACCATTCGTGACGGCGTCAAAACAACGCTCGAGACGACTGGCGATGACTTCATGGCAAGCCTCGAGGATCCGGAGCACTCGCTCGACCAGCGGTATCCAGCCGACCAAGCTCTGCGCGTTAGCAAGACTGATGGCGAGAACGGCACCCGAGTCGAGATCACCATTCCTGAGCAATTTCAGGACTTCAAGACACGAGAGTTCAAGGACATCCGACAGTTCGAGGGATGGGACATGGGCTCAACCGCGGACAACCAGCTTCTCGATCCGAGGATCACGGTCAGAACGCGGGTACGGCCAGACACGAGATTCAATACGCGGGACGCCGGCAAAGAGTTCCGGCTCGATCGATACCGCTCGATCGGTGAGGTCAGGTTCGAGTGGGGCACGGCCGACATCCTGATCGAAAAGGACGAGAACGAGCACGTCTCAAGCAAAAACACGACGATCTCCATAGAGGGCCTGAATCAGCTGGACATAATGACCACGGAGAATCCGTGGGATCCCGGCGCCGGAAAGCTGAAACGGCGCATCTACATCAACATGCACCCACAGGACGCGGACGGCAATCCGATCGATGCCGGCGATCCAGGGTATCCGATGGAGCTCAACCGTCAGGGCCTACAGCAACACGCGGCCGAGGACATCTTCCAGATCCAGTCGTATCTCGCGGTACTCATGTGGCGAGACCAGAGCGCAGAGATCGCTCGCGGCTACGGCACCCTGCGTGAGATCAAGCCGAGCGGAGAGCTAGGCGACCCCGTTGATCTGACGCCGCCGCCTCCGGTGCAGGAGTCACTGACCGGCAAGATCGACACCGGCGAGGAATTGCGGGTTGAGAACGGCGAGCTCATTGTTGACGGTGTTGGTCAGGGCAAACTGGACCGTGACAACATGGCGCAGGAGCGTCGTGAGATGGACGAGTACAAGGTCGATCAGGACCTAGTGCCGACGCAGCGCCCGATGATTCACAACCAGATGGCATTCAAGGCCGAGGAGGAGATGACCTCCTACTTCCTGGACGACACCGCGGCCGAGCCGGGTATGGATCTGATCGAGGCCCTCAATCAGGAGTTCGGGGAGAACCGCGTCAACGAGTATTTCTTCTCGGTTGGCGATGTGTTCATGGACATCAGGGACCTGCTGGCCAATTACGGGCAGGAGAAAATGTACGAGGACATCGAGAAAATCGGTGTTGGCGTCAGTGTCCTTGGCCGTCGCTACTACGGTGTGCACACCAAGGTCCCCGGTCGCATGATGTTTGTGAACCCCGGGCAGGATCCTCGTGAGATCAACGACATTCGCGAGATGGACTGGGACGGCCCCAAAGCCCGTGACGACATGGACTCCAAGGAGTTCCAGACTGTAGCGACCTCAATGATCACAACCATGGTGCACGAGGCTGCACACTACGCTGAGATGTCGCACGATCAGGACTATCTGTTTGCTTTGCAGAGCGCATTCTCTACCATGCTCGAGCACAGCGAGCACGTCGATCACATCAAGGACCGACTACAGGAAGCGATTTATGAAAACTGGGAAATCTACCGATACATCTCAGAAGCCCTCGAGTCAGGATCTATCGAAGTCTCTGGTATTAGCCTCTCGGACGTTGGCTCAGACTCCAGAGGAAATGAGAGCCGTGCTGACGTCGCTGCACGAGAACGCCGAGAGCGTGGGCGAGGGGAGGGTGGTCCAGATGAAGCTGCGCAGGGCGATGTCGATACTGGACAACAGCAAGACGCTGACGCAATTCAGGCAGGCTATAGAGACGGCGGCACTGTAGTACCAGAGGGGGACGTTCACCCCAACGCCGGCGAGGACTCCGAGTTCTATCAGACCTACTGGCATGGCTCGCATGCCAAATGGGATTTCCCAGATCTAGGATTCATGGGCACCGGAGAGGGCGCCCAGATGGCCGGCTACGGAATGTATCTGGCCGAGGTCATGGATGTTGGCAAGGGGTATCAGCCCCGAGATCTCAAGCGAGATCAGAACCTCTACGACATGTATAAACAGGCCGAGCAGGCCAACGATGCGATCCGCATGGAGCTCCTCGAGGACGCCATGCTGCACTGGACGCCAGACGAGATCCGCGAGAACTACACGGAGGACAACGGCTACGGTCCCGAGGCCGTCGCTCGGGCTCAGGAGTTTGCCGACGAGCTCCACGCGATCGATCAGGAGTCCGAGGGCTCGCTGTATCAAATCGAGATCAACGACGAAGCGGACGCCATGATGATGCTCTGGGACGCGCCGCTCAGTGAGCAGCCGGAAGCCGTACAGGCCGCGCTCAAGTCACTGATCCAGCGCACCGCGTCCGCGTTTCCTGATGGCATCCTGGCTGAGATGGGTTTCGAGGAGATCGGCACTGGCGGCGCCCTGTACCGTGCACTGGCCGATGATCTGGGGTCCGAAAAAGAGGCGAGCATGGAGCTTAACTCCGTTGGGATCCCGGGACACAAGTTCCTCGATGCGCAATCACGGGTAAGCCCGGTGAGTGCCGGCACGGGCGGGTTCATCCAAGGCATACGTGACGTCCTCGGGCGCCAGCCGACACACAACCTCGTGCTCTACGACACGAGCGTCATCGATCAGGTCAAGCGCGACGGTGAGGTCGTCTACCCAGAGCAGGCTCTCGAGCAAGGCGGCATCGAGGAGGGCGGCGAGCGCGGCCGTATCACATTCAACGAGGCCCGTAAGGGATTCATCGAGATCCTGTCGTCCGGCGATGTCTCGACGTTCATTCACGAGACTGGCCACCTGTACCTCGAGGTTCTACGGTGGGCCGCTCAGCAAGAGAACGCGCCTCAGCAACTCAAAGATGACTGGCAGACCGTGAAGGAATACACGGGCGCCACGGACGAGGCCATCCCCAAGGACGCTCACGAGAAGTTCGCAAATTCGTTCGAGATCTATGCTCTCGAGGGCAAGGCCCCGAGCATTGCGCTGCAGGACTCATTCAGTTTCTTCCGCTCCTGGATGACGCGGATCTATCGCAAGCTGAAAAACATCACGGGCGTACATCTGCATCCGGAGATCCGCGGTGTCATGGACCGGCTTCTGGCCAGCGATGAGGAGATCGCCATTGCCGAGCAGTCGCAGGGCTACGTCGCGCTGTTCGCTACGGCCCAGGATGCTGACATGACTGAGGCTGAGTTCGAGCTCTACGCCAAGCAAGTGCAGCGGGAGCACGACGACAACGTGGGCAAGGAGCACCGCCGCATGATGGCCGCAATGGAACGCGACCAGACAAAGTGGTGGAAGGCTGAGCGCAAGAAGATCCGCGCCGAGGTCGAGGAGGAGATGCACGAGGAGCGCGTCTACAAGGCGCTGTATTTCCTGCAGCGTGGCACTCGGCCTGATGGCAGCCCGACCAGAGGGCAGGCCACCAAAATCAACAAGGAGAGCCTCCTGCGGCTTCTCAATTACGATCAGCAATCACTGAACAAGTTACCGCGGCCGTTCATCTACACGGTGGAGGGCGGCACTGACGTCGAAGTCTTGGCCCGCACCTTGGAATACGCGAATGGCCTCGAGATGATCGAGGAGATCTCCAACGCCAAGCGCATGAAGGATGTCATCAACGCTGAGACCGAGGTCCGCATGCGCAGGATCTATGGTGATCCGCTGACTGATGGCACCCTGCCGGACAACGCACTCCGTCGTGTGCATACCGAGGGACGCCTCAAGATCCTCACCAAAGAGCTCCGCAAGTTGCGCCAGCTGGCTGCTGAGGATCGGCCAGCGGTACGTGCGGCGCAGCAAGCGGAGCGCCAGCGTGACCGTCAGGCCAGAGAGGCCAACAAGGGACAGATCCCCGGCCGTGCTGAGATGGCAATGCTCAAGGCTGCTGCTCGTGAGGTCATCAACGGCATGCGGATCTCGCAGATCAAGCCGCACATCTACCTGCGCGGCGAGCAAAAGGCCGGCCGCGAGGCTTTCGCTGCTCTTGAGAAGCGGGACTATCAGACTGCCTATGCCGCCAAGCTGCGCCAGATCAAGAATCACGAGATGTACCGCGCGGCGATGGCCGTGCAAAAAGAGATGGAGTCCACGCGCAAGGCGGTGATCCGATACCAAGGCCCACGGCTGCGCAAGAAACTGGGGCTGGCCAAGGTTCTCAATCAGGTCGATGCGGTACTCGAGAACGTCGACCTCAAGAAGCGGTCGATGGCCGATCTCGAGCGCAAGAAAGCATTGCAGGGCCTCAAGGAGGCGGTATCCAAGGGCACCCTGATCGTCACGCCTGACACGCAGCGCAAGATCATGGATGAGTCTGTCCACTGGACTGAGTTCACGCCCGACGAGTTCCGCGAGATCAAGTCGGTGCTAAAACAGATCGAGCACGGCGCTCTGAACGAGGACAAGATGACCGTCAATGGCGAGCTCGTCGACTACCAAGAAGTCGAGGACGAGATCGTCGATCACATGCGGACAGCCAACGAGGAGATCAAGCTACGTCCTGGTGGCGTCCAGACCAGCGGCGAGCGTGGCAACTCGAACGTCGACCAGTCGATTATGACGTGGCTCCGGCCGAGCTCGATCGCTCGCATCTTGGACAAGACTGGGTTCGGCGCCCTGACGCGCCGGATCATCGTGCCGCTCCGTCGAGCGTATGCCGAGAAGCTGATCCCGATGCTGCACCAAGCGCAAAAGGACGTAATGCAGATTTATCTAAAGCATTACAACATGACCGAGCTCGGTCAGATGTCCAAGCGCCATTACAAGATCAACACACTGGGCGGTGAGCTCTACTCGAAGTCCGAGCTCCTGTCGATGGCCCTGAACTGGGGCAACCAAGGCAACCGTGACGCGGTGCTCGGCGGGTCCTACAAGGGCAAACCCGTGTTCACCGAGCAGACCGTTCGGGAGATGCTCTCTCACCTGACGTCAAAGGACTGGGCGTTCGTGCAGGACATCTGGGACTACAACGACACCTACCGCGAGGCGATCTTCGATGCAGAGGAACGCAGGCGCGGGATCAGGCCCGAAAAGGTAGAGGCCCTCCCGTTCTCTATTCGCACGTCAGACGGCCAGCTGATCACTGTCAAGGGCGGCTATCACCCGCTCCGCTACGATCACCAGTACGACGCCAAAGAGGGCCGGGGCAAGCAAAAGGTCAAGGCCGAGGAGGCTATCGATAATGCGCTTAATCACATCGCCAATGGCACATTCGTCACCGCCAACACCCGCGCCGGATCGACTCATAACCGCGTCAAGAATCACGGCAGAGTGGTACGGCTTGGCCTGAACATCATCGACTCGCACCTGCGCGAGGTCATCCGTGACATCGCCATTGGTGACGAGGTCAGACACGTCAAGCGCCTGCTGGATTCTGGCTCAGTAGAGCGGGCATTCAGGGACACGGGCAATGGCGCAGCCTACGAGGCGCTCGGGCTGTGGCTCACTGATGCTGCGGTTGGCGAGCTCCCCGCCGAGAATGCGATCGAGTTCGGTATCGCGTGGCTCCGGACTGGATTCACCAAGGCCAAGCTCGGCTGGAATTTCGCAGTTATGGCGCTGCAGCTTACTGGCCTGTTCCAGACGATCTCGGTCATCGGCACCCGTGCCTTCTCTGCCGGCTTCGTCAAGTACATCCAGAATCCTGCTGCGGCTACTCGGCACGTCATGGATCAGTCGTCATTCCTGCACACCCGCTACGTGGTGGGCGGCTTCGACAAGGATGTGCAGGACACCAAGGCCATTGTCGAGAGTGAGTTCGGGTCCATGCCGACGCGCACTAAGCGGGCATACAACTTCGTCGCCAACACGCTTTTCACAGGCATCGCATGGTTCCAGAAGATTGTCGACGTGATCACCTGGATGGGCGCCTATGAGAAAGGCCTCAACGAGATCAATCAGGATGCCGGCGGTCTCTCAGAGCAAGATGCAATTATCTACGCCGACACGCAGGTCGAAGCGGCACAGACCTCCGGCTTCTTCTCCGATCGCTCCGGCCTCGAGCGCGGCACGACTGGGCTGCGCAAGAATCGTCAGTCTCAGCTGCTCCGCATCTGGACTACGCTGATCTCGTACATGCTGGCGAAGTCAAACATCGCCTACGAAAAATACAAGGACACCAATTTCAAGGATCCGAAGCAAGTCATGGACCTGCTGCTGGACATGATTCTGCTCTACACGGTGGAGGGTATTGCATCGGCCCTGATCTACCAGAGGCTCCCAGAGGATGACGACGAGCCGGAGGAATGGGCAAAGTGGGCTGCGGTGCAGTCGCTCGACTCACTCACCGCCGGCATTCCGTTCGTGCGTGAGATTGCCAGTGCCCGCTTCGGAGGCGGCAACACGCCGGTCGGTGTATTCTCCAATGACGCGATGACGCTGATCGAGCAATACCTCCAAGGAGAGGCAGACTGGGCCTCGGTTGATGCGACCCTAGATGTGGTGGGCACGATCGGACACCTGCCGACCGGGCAGATCAGCAAAACAGGCGAGAAACTATGGGAGGAGGGCCTCACCACAGACGACTGGTGGGAATACTTCACTGGCCCCAAGGACTAGGAAATGGTCAGCAATTCAACGGATAGATTCAACGGCGTGGTGGCGAGCAAGGCCATCAAGGTGCCATGCGCAGTAGCAACCAGCGCAGACATCACGCTCTCAGGAAGCCAGACAATCGACGGTGTGCTCGTATCCACGGGAGACCGGGTGCTTGTCAGGGCCCAGACCAACGCGGCTGAGAACGGCATCTATGACGTCAAGGATCAGGCATGGGACCGCGCTGCAGACTGGGACGGCAACCGAGACATCGCCCAGGGTACGCTGATCACAGCGTTCGACTCTGGCGGGCTCGCCTCGCAGTACATCGTCGAAACCGCAGATCCAATCACGATCGGTAGCACACTGGTCTCGATCATCCTGTACTCGCAGGGAGCCACGGTCTCAGTAGAGGCCGGCACGATCACTGACGCGATGCTGCGATTTGATGGCGTCGACACCTACCGTCAGGCCGATCGCCTCCGAGCCACGGCCCAAGGTGCCGAGTTCCGCTGGTACGCATCGAACCTCACGGACTATGCCGAGCAAACATATGTCGGCATGAGTGCGATCTTTTCCCTGAGCAATGGCTCACATGGCTTTGAGTTTCAGAATGACTTGTCGATTTCTGGTGCTGATTTCGTAGTAACTAGCGGCGATGCCACTATCTCTGGAACCATGGAGGCCGGTGTGGTCATCAGCGAGGGCGCACTTTACCTCACGGAGATCGCTGCAGCCGATACAGACATCGCAGGCAAGGGTCAGCTTTTTGTCCGAAACGACGCGCCGAATGTGCTGGTGTTCCGCAACGATGATGGCGATGAGGTAGAGCTCGGCGGTGGCGGTGGCGGCATCATGTTTGACTCATGGCGCTACGATCAGCAGTTCACCGGGCCGACCGATCCTGGATCGGAGGAGTTCCGGATGTCCTCTGGCACTCCATCGGTGACAACCGCCCTCTATATGAGCGACACGTCGCTTGGCGGTCTGGATCCTGACGAGGTATTCACTCGCCTCAGTGTTGGCGGCCACCTAGTCATGCAGGACGCGAATCGCACATCGTTCCTGCACTACATCATCACCAGCGTTACGGACAACACGACATGGTGGCAAATAGGTGTCGAATACGCGGGCGGCAATGGTGTCCTGCCGGGAGATCAGGTCGACATCCAGTTCGAGTTTTTCCCGAACGCATACATTGTCAACGGTGCCGCGGCCAGCAACGGGCACGACCTTGCGTGGTGGGATGATAGCCAGCTGCGGTGGGAGGGCACGGGGTCCGGCATCAGGGTTAATCCAGTAACGCCGCCGACCGGCGGGCGACTGCAGTTTGGCTCGCCGGGAACCACTGTCCGCACTAACCCCAATATCAACATGGACTATGGCGTCTCGGGTCAGGGTCCGGTGTGGCGGGTCGAGGACAGCGCAAGCGCAACGGATAACTTCGGGGCTTTCGCGGCCTTCAATGTCTCGCCAGCGTACCTGCAGTATGAGATCGATGATTTCCCGTACATGCGGCTGACCTCAGCCGGTAACGTCTTTTTCGAGGACTGGCAGACCCAGGGCGGCGGCGCCAATGCTGGTTTCTTCTGGCAGGAAAAGGCAGCAGCGGCAGCTGACGTCGCTGGCTACGGCCAGCTTTGGGTCAACAGTTCCGACCAAGGCCTGTATTACACCGGAGAGGCGGGGGCTGATGTCCGGCTGGATGTCATCACGCCTACCTTCAACACGCCGCTCCGAGTGATTGGCGATACGGACGGCGCACCGCCAGCATCGCAAACGGCTCTGCTCGAGTTCTATGACTCTGATGAGTCAGACCGTCAGGCCTACATCGGATATAACGGCAGCAACGACTTCGTCATCAGGACAGCCTTTGCCAACAACGGTCAGGACTTCTCGATCTTCCATGGCGGCGATCGCATCCTGCATAACGAGGGCACTGGCGGCAGGACCTTCCTTGAGGCCGGTACTGGTGTCACTAGCGATATCTACATCCGACCGAACGCGGGTAACGATGACGGCATCCGAGTCATGTATCAGGGCGCGGTCGAGCTCTACCACAACGACTCGCTAATTGCTCAAACTGCCGCGGTCACAAGCGGTGGATTCACTGTCGCTCAGTCCGTAACCGGACCCGGCTCACAAGAGCGGGTGCTCACGGAAACCGATAGGTCCCGTGGCTGGCCATGCACCCTCTACCAGTTCGACACCAGCACGACCGCCTCGGATCCCGGTAACGGTAACTTCCGCTTCGACAATGCGACCCTTGGCAGCATCACTGAGATGTATGTCGACGACAACAACGACAACATCCAGGCCAGCGATCGTCTGATCGAGTACCTGAACGCAGGCGACATCATTTCATTCCATCGCGTCGACGCGAATAACCTGCACACATGGTTCCGCGTTACGGGCGCACCGACCGACAATACCGGCTGGTGGACCGTGCCGGTCGAGTACCTCTATGGCACCGGCTTTGCTGGCACCGAGGTCTACACGCTATTCCCGTTCCATCTGTCGCAGCTTGAGGGCGTCCTGCCCACCAGCGTCACCGAGAACGCGCTGCTCACGGCAGACGCCTCTGGCGGTTGGGTCGAGGACGTTGACGCCCGGTTCGGCAGCGGCAACCTGGACATCTACGGCATAGACGATCTGGCCGGTGGCGACAGGCGCGTCAGGTTCTACCGCGATGACGGTACTCTGGCGGGGCAAGTTGGCACTGGTAGTGGGGGCAATGACCTCCTGATTCGGAACGATTTGCCGGGGCAAGGCATCAGGATGAACGCACGGAATCAAGCAGACAATGGCGATACTGTGCTGATTTCGTTCGACCCAGACAACACCACGACCCTGAATGCCGCGACGACATTCAACCTGAGTATCGGTGGCTCAACGTCTACGCTGATGGGCTACAGCGGTGCTGGCGGCTTCACGTTCAAGGCTGTGCCCGGTGTTGGCACACCTGCCGTCATGCGAATGGCCGATGCCGTCGATGGGTCGATGGAGTTCCAGCAGACCTACCAGTTTGGTGATACGTGGTCTCGTGTTCTGAACGAAAACCAGATGGACTTTATGGGTCCGATGGAAGTGTTCGAGTTCAACACCGGCACGACTATGGCCGAGCCGACCAACGGCGACATCCGGTTCAATAGCGCCACGCCTGCATCAGTGACCGCGATTGCGGTCAGCGACAACGGCGCTCAGGGCAACACGAAGGATGCGACGTGGTTCTGGGACTCTCTCAGCGTCGGTGATTACCTGATCATCAAGAGCGACGTCGACATGGCTGACTACTGGATTCTTGAAGTAGACAGCATCACTGACAATACGACGTGGTATCAGATTGGCGTTACGGTGGTTCAGTCTGGGTCTCTGCCGTCGCAGAATGATCGTCTGGTTGCGTCGATCCAGTACCTCAGCGCAGCCGGCGGTGGTGGTGGCGTGAGTAACCCACTGACCGCAGACCTTGACGGCGACGGATTCAACCTGGACGACATGGGCGTCATGTTCATGCGCGAGCAGGCGGCAGCTGATGCCGATGTCGCGGGGCAAGGTCAGATCTGGGTTGAGAACACGACATCCCCGGGGAATCGCCTCGGCTTTACTGATGATGCCGGCGGCGATGGCTTCTTTGGGGCGGCCGGCATAGAGCTTGCCGAGTCATCGGCCAGACCCTATGGCACTCCGGCCGCCGGGAACGGAATTCTCTGGATTAAAAACACCCCGGGCAATGAGATCGTGTACCAGTCGGACGTCGATCAGACGTTCGCGATGCTGAGTGTCACCAATGATTTCTATTACCAGTTCTCGACGACGACCACGGCCGCTGATCCTGGCTCTGGTTTCCTGAGATACGACAATGCCACGCCGGCCAGCATCACCAACATCTATGCCGATGTGCTTGACGTTACGGCTCTGGGCCATGCTAATCGGTGGGGCGATCTGGTTCGCGGCGACATCGTTGAGATCTTCAATCAAGACAACAACGGAGAGTTCCAGCGGTTCCGAGTCAATGGCACTCCGGTCGACAACACTGGCTGGTTCACTATTCCGGTCGAGCCTCTCGACAATGGCACCCTTCACTCGAACAACGACAACATCCATGTCCAGTTCCACAAGTCTCCATCTAAGCTGCAGGACTACTCGATCGAGAATGTCTCGACGACTCCTACTGGCACAACCGAGACGCTGACCTACGAGGATGGCCCCGCCTTCGAGGTAGATCTCGAGAGCGTCACGGGCAACATCACGATCACGATTTCCGGTGGCCCGCCGAGCGGTGACTACGGCCAGATAGTCTGCAAGGTCACGCAGGATTCTGCCGTGGCTCGCACGATCACATGGTCAGGCGGCACGTTCGAGTGGGCCGGTGGCACCGCGCATACGATGACGACGACGCTCAACGGCTTCTCGATCTTTACCTTCGAGACGTGGGATGGCGGCACGACATGGTTCGCGGCCGGAGCGGACTATTCGTAATGTCATCAAACTTTGAGAAGCGCATATTCATGCCGCGCGGTCCGCTCGGGCCGACGACTGCCATGGGTGACGGCAAAGAAAAGCGCATCATTCGCTGGTATCGCAGGGAGTGGGAGGAGTTCCTCGCTGAGGTCAGGGCTTACAAGCACGAGGTCGGCATCGCTTACCACGATCTCCGGCTGTATCTGTTCGAGGAGCGACAGCGGTGCGCTCGTTGTCGCAAGACGCATGACGCGCTCAATCGGATTGCAGATCTAACGGTCAGGCATCCGGCGCTGCGCAGATACCAGCGCGGCATGCTGTCAGGCTTTGGCGTCAGGCGATCGGCTTGGGCTGCCGGTGACTGCTCCTTTACGGCCTCAGCAATCCCGACCTTTACCGACTTCTGCGTCAATCCTTGCGCGGCGCGCACCGCCGCCAGACTTCATAGCGATGGCGATTGGTACTACCAAGCCGGCACGGGCTTTGGTCCGTCAGATGGAACGTGGCAGGGTGACTGCGCGGTCGCGGACTACGACACGCGCCACGTAAAAAACAGCGGCGATAATTCCAACTACCTAACGTCGGGCGTCAACGCGACATGGTCGGCGGCCTCAACTTCCAAGGCGGTCGGTTACGATCAAAACGGCTTTGGCATTCTCTCGGGTAATTTCGACCTAGAATGCAGGGATGGAACGAGCCTTACCGTGCTGTTCACCGACAACTTCACAATGAACGCCGAAGTGGATGCAAAAAACTGATGATTATTTCTCATAGCAAGGGGGTCTGCTTCTGGAAGATACCCCGCACCGGGAGCTCAAATGTCGAGATGATTCTGCGTCTGACTGCAGGGCTGGATTACAGCCAGGATGTCGTCGCGCGGACGAACTTCTACGATCACTCTCACAATTTCAGCACCATGCCAGACACCGCGGACGGAGTTCCCGGGGACCGGCGAGCCCACATCACGCCGCAGACGGCCATCGACAACGGGTTCCTGACGCTGGCGCAATACAATGCCTACGATCACTACTGCATCGTTCGGGATCCGGTCGATCGTTTTATATCGACAATCCATCTGGCCCTGCCCGGTCAGGCCGAGGGTTTCAATGTTGGGGATCTGGTCCAGTTCATGCAGCAGCACATGAGCGAGGCGCACTACCGCCCGCAGGTCGAGTGGCTCACGCTCGGCAACATCAATGCGCTGCCGTTCTCTGACTACGAGAATAGCGTCAACACGATCCTGACTGCCTTCGGGGCGCCGATCCCGGCCGGCGGTCTGCCTCGAGTGTCGCGGTCGCACTGGCGCTTCCTGGACATCGTGAAGCAGATCCCAGATCAGGCGCAGCGCGGACTCATTCGGGCCTTCTGGTCAGCTGATTCAGGACTTTCGACATGACTACATTCACGCGAGATCACATATTCGATTTGGCCGAGAGATTCTCTGGCACCGAGGAGATGGCAGGCAAGGTCGACAACCCCGCAATCATGGCCATGCTCAGGCTCGACAACAAATGGCCCTCGAACGACGAGGTCCCGTGGTGCTCAGCCTTTGCGAACTACATCGCGTGGCTGGCCCGGGCGCCGAGGTCCAAGGATCTCAGGGCTCGCAGCTGGCTGAGAGTAGGCCGCGGCATCAACCTGGATCAGGCCGAGCCGGGTGACGTGGTGATCATCAAGCGTGGCACTGGCGAGCAGCCGGGGCCCGAGGTCATTGACGCTCAGGGCCATGTCGGTTTCTACGCCGGCATGTTCCACGGGTTCATCGAGATCCTCGGCGGCAACCAAAGCGACACCGTCAAGATTTCACGGTATCCTGTCCAGCGTCTACTGGGAGTACGGAGGCTCCTCTAATGAAACGGACGCTGCAATGGATTGTGGCAATCGTTCTCCTCGGCAGCCTGACGATTCAGGCCGACCCGTTCAAAACGTGGAACTGGACGGACCCGGCCGAGTACGAGAATGGCTCGATCATTCCTGAGACCGACGACTTATCGTTCCGACTCAAGTGCGGCACGACCCTGGGCGGTCCCTACGATCTCTATGAAACATTGCTGACTGAGCCGGCGCCGTCCGTGCAGGACATGGGGCCGCTGGTATCCAACACGCCGGGGACCTACTACTGCATAGCCACGGCAACGAGCTCGCTGCACAACACGGAGTCGGCACCGAGCAACGAGGTAAATTTCACTGTGCTTCCGGGGGATCTGGGTTTGCGCCCGAAACCTCCTGTACTGTCACTCGGAAGCGGGTAGGATCGGGCTGTACTTTTTGGAGATGATCTATGTCTATCGCAGCAAAGAAACCCGGCTTTGATAACAGCGCCGGCAACCGTAACCGCCGGGTCGGCCGGTTCCAGAACAACGCAAACCGCACCGCCAATCGGCACCGTGCCGTGCGCGACATCACGATCGCGTCGGTCTTGCCTGACCAGTTCACCGACTCTGGCAACCGCTTCGCGCAGTTCCGCTCGGGTGAGTTCATCGAGGCGCAGCTATTTGTCGCCCAGGATGGCACCTACGAGGTCGACACGGCTGTCGCCGGCCAGATCGACACGATCGAGCAGACCATTACGGCCGAGGGTGCTGGCGCAGATGTCAGGATCAAGACGCTGGACAATAGGCGAGACTCAAGGTTCAGCTAGAATTTTTCGGTCAAACCTGTAGAAATTGTCCATACAATTAGGAGGCAAGGATGCCTAACAGACCATCAAGCACGATCACGGCGGCCACGCTCGCCGGCATGGCGGCGGCTCTTATCTGGGAACTCGTCGCTACATTCTCGACGGTGGAGCCTACGGCTGGCCTGATCGCCGGATCGACTGCGCTCGCGTCTGGTGTCGTCGGCTACCTCAAGCGTGAAAAGGTCCTGACCAAGTGAACAAGTGGCTGCTGGCGATCGGCGCGTTCCTGGCTGCGGTCGGGTTCGCGATCATCTCTCGTCCTGAGCGCCAGCTGAAAAAGGTGGAGCACCAGCGCGACCAGCTGCTCCACGACAACACGAAAAGGGCGCAGGTCAAAGCCGAGCAGTTGGGCAAGAAAGCTGATAAATTGCAGGCCAAAGCCAAAGAGGCCGAGCAAGTGGGCAAGGCCACAGTCGACAAGGTAGGGACTCAAGGTGAGACGGTTAGCAGCATTCTTGATTCTTGGAGCAAGCCTGCAGGGGTGTAGCACCGCCCCGATCCAGCCGCCATCGTGCGAGGTTCCCGAGGCACTGGCTGAAATCGCAGCCATGCAGAGCGTCCCTGAGATGCCCTCTGCCGTCCGCTCGGACGACGAGACCGCTACGTTCGACCTCGAGGGCTTACTGCAATTCCAGCGCCTACGCGCAGCCTCGCTGGCCAATAAGGAGGTTGGCGACCTTAACGCTGCAGCCCTGCAAGCTCGCAACGATGAGGTCAACGCACTGATCGAGTGCGTCCGGCATCAAAATGTATGGATGGAAGTGCGCGAGGAGATGCTCCAACAGGAGCGGCAGGCGCACCAGATCGATAACCTATGGCACCGGGCCCTGATCGCTCTCGGTGTCGCGGCAGCATTACTATGAAATTTTGCACATCAAGAAACCTACTGATCATTCTCGTGGCACTGGCCCTGATCACTGTGGCCGGCACTCGCTATGCTTTCGCATGGGACGATGAGGAGTGTGACCATCCCAGATTCGTCGAGATCGGGTGCGAGATGCCCGGGCCTCCTGGGCCACCGGGACCGCCGGGGCCGGCCGGACCGCCGGGACCTGCCGGACCACCGGGACCTGCCGGACCACCGGGGCCGGCTGGACCACCGGGGCCGCCGGGGCCACAGGGACCACCGGGCGAGGTTCCTACCGAGTGGATCACCGAGACAAACAACACGTTCAACATCCACAACAAGTGGATCACCGCTGCTCGGGACGCTATCGCTGCAGACTCGGCGGTGCAGGTGTTCCTGCCTCAGCACCAGTCGCAGCGCATCACATTCAGCGGCGTCAGGATCAACAACACCACGGGCGTCGGTGTCGGCTATGCCTACATGCTGGATAGCGACAATCGCACGGCCCTGACGCTCTCAGTTGGCCACGCTGGCGATGAGACCGCCATCCGTGGGTCGGTTGGCTTCGAGTTTGGCGGGGACCGTCGCATGAAGATCGACATGTCGGAACTGGTCCCCGTTACCCCTACCCCTACCCCTACCACTTACGAGCCGCCTCCCGGCACCGTGTTAATTTATGCCGATGAATTGGAGGAGCTCGAGCTCATGGCCCAGAGCAGCGAGGAGGTCGAGGACCATCTCGAGCAGGCCGAGTATCGCTACGCGCAGCAGCAGAATCAGATCGATGCCCTCGAGGCCGAGCACGAGGAAGATGCCGCGGAAATCGAGCGACTAAAGCAAGAGGCGGCGGCCTTACGCGAGCGGCAGGAAGCCGACGAGGAGCTCCGCGAGTCAGTGCGGCAGCGGATCTTGGACAAGAGGAAAGGCGATGAAAAATGAGATCGTGAGCAACATCGTCGTCTCAGTGGCGACGGCTGTCGTCCTGGGCCTTGGCGCGTGGGTGCTTGGCGTGTTCGACAAGGCCGAGGTAGCGGCCGATAAAGAGCTCATCCGAGCGGTCATCGAGGAGGAGCTCAAGACTGACGCCGGCAAGACCTACAAGGCTCGGCTGGCCGAGGTCGGTAGTCAGATAACCGTGCTCGAGACGAGGGTTGACGGCATTCGCAGCGACGTCGAGGATCTCGAGGATATTGCGCTGGACCTGGCTGGCGGTAACTGATGAACCTGTCTCCGGAGATCTGGGCCATCGTCATCCAGACGATTGTTCTGATCGGCGGTTTCGTAGTGTTCATGCTCCGTCGTGAGCACCGTATCACCAAGGTCGAGGGCCGCGTCGATAACCTCGAGGACGCGGTCAGGCCGATCCCCGGCATCTCCCGCCACCTTGCCGAGCTCAAGGGCAGGCTCCACAAGCAATAAAAAAGGCCCCGCTAACGGTCGGGGCCTTTTCCCTACTTTTTGCAGGCCGGCTCAGGAATCCGGCATCCGTCTTTGACGCGAGGAGCGTCTAGGAATCAGGTGTCACAGCACTCGCTCTGGGTGCAGAGTCCCACGCTGCATGCGCTTTGTCCAGTATCGCCTCGGGATCCTGGGTGTGACCGCGCAGGAAGTCCATGCCCCAGACGCCACAGGTGCCGCACGTCGCGCGGCCGACCTTGCCCTGTTGAGGGACCTCGAGGAGCAGCTGCTCTGGGACCACGCCGCACGGACAGGCCTTGAACTCTCGCTTCTCTGGTTGTTCCTGCTTGGCACCACTTGCTGCAGCCTCAGCGGCCTGTTCAATCGTCTCGCTCAATTTCTTTCTCCTCGAGCTCCCACTTGAGCTCGTAGTAGTCGATCCAATCCTGCGCGGTCATCCTGCAGCTGGATCGCTTAATGCAGGCGCGGTATGCGTGGTAGGTTCTGGCGGCCTCCTCGGCCGAGGGCGAGGGATCATACAGCACCCCGCTCCATACACCGCAAATGTAGGCGGCAACGAGTAGCACCACAACCTCCAAGGAGTTGACCTCGTATTTTCTCATGCCAGTCCAGCCTCCTCGAGCATGTAGTCGACATCCTCCTCCCAGAAACCCTGCCCCTTGGCGCTGCCGTAGAGGATCGCTTTCAGCCTCTCGAAGTCCTCGTATGAGACCCACTCGCCGGTCTCGCTCTCCTCCATGTGGCAGGTAGCGTCACCGTGGTTGTGGAACTCCGTCTCAATGTCGTAGCGTTTGACGGTCATGCCAGTCCAGCCTCCTCGTAGCACTCCGCGATGAACAGCTTGCACCGTTCCTCCATGGCGTCGATCAACTTCTGGTCGCGCGGGATCCAGGAGACGTGCAACTTCTGGGCGATGCCGCCCTCGAGGTTCGTGCCGATGTAGTAGTTCGCAAAGCCCCACGTCTGGAATCCGGTGAGCATCATAAAGCCTTGGACTTGGTGCCGGTTCTCGGCAGGGCAAGCCCTGATCGTTCCCTCGTGCTCCTCGGCCATGTCGCGGAATTTGCGATAGTTTTTGTAAAGGGCGCGGCATTTGATCTCGACGCCGCGATCGTAGTTGGGCAGGTGCATCATGTCAGGCGAGCCGCCGAGCCAGTCGTACTTGTCGCTCACGAGAAACACGTCATGCTCAGTCTCGAGCTCGTACTTCCACTCGTAGGCGCCGATCGCCCGGGGCTCATTCTCCCGGCCGTGGTCGGCCCACTGTGGATTCTCCTCGACGTGGCGGTAGCCGAGCATCTCTTTGACCTTCTCGTTCTGGTACTTCTGGTATCGCTTCGTCGACGGCTTCGCCATGACATCTGCCAGCCTCGAGCAGGTGATCCGATTGCGACGAACGTCGAACCACTCCTCGGATCCCTGCTCTACCGTAATGATCCTGCAGTCCATTACGCGCTCGGCTTAGCTGGCTTTGCCGGCTTCTCGCTCTTACCCTCAACCTCCTCTGGTGCCTTGGTGCCACGCTTCTTGGCCTGATTCTCCATGCGTTTGATCGCGACATCGAATTCGTCCGCTGGTATCAGCCGGACCTCCTCGACCATGTGGATCTTCTTGCACATGCGCTCGAGCATGGCCTCGGCGTCGTCGCCAAAGAGCTCGTCCGCGGTCTCGAATATCTTGTCGGCCTGCGCTGCGGTGATCAGCTTGGCCGCCGGCTGAGCCTTCTCGGCGTCATCATCCTGGGCGCCGGCGATCGCGAGGATCGACATGGCCACGTAGCGCCGCATGTAGGTCATCGCTGAGCCAACACCCTGCGGTGACGGATCAGGCACGACCATCTCAAAGTAGTTCTCGATCGACTGGCCTGACTTGTGGCCGAGGATCGTGGTGAGCCCGAGGATCTCGCCGCGGTCTCCCTGTGGCCGGGTCGGCAGCTGCATGAGCGAGAGCCCGTGCTTGGATAGCACTGGGCGCACGGTCGAGAGCACACCACTGAGCGTGGCGTACTTGTAACCGTACTTGCCGCCAGACTTCATGCGGACCTCGGCCTCGCCGGTCTGCTCCGGATCCGTGAGCTCGGCCTGTGCTTTGGCCAGCGCATCGAACAGCTTGTCGGTGTCGGACTGGCCGGCGTCGGCAATGATTGAGATTTTGTCGAACAGCTTGTCGTGGTCGAGCGTCTTGTCACTGATCAGGTCGAGCCGATCGGTCATGGCGTCGAGCCTGTCCGGTAGGGCATGCAGGAATTCAACGTCCTGCGGTTTGATTGTCACTTCTCTGCTGTCTGTCATGTTAGCTCCTCGCTAGGTCTGGGCGCCGAGCATTCGGCGCAGTATGGTGAATTTGGCAGGTGCGGCCGCGGGCAGGACATACATTCCTTGTCGTCGACCTTCTGTTGCCTGAATCGCTCGTAGGCGTCGTCCTCGTCCTCCGTGGGGTAATCCAGGAGGTCCTCGGGTTCCTGCGGGCCGTCAGATATATGGCATGGCATTTTCGGCATAGGAAATTTTCCGGTCAGTCTGTGTTGCTTGTATGGACATTTGACCATACAATAGCTCAGGTGTCCATACACGGAGCGAGCATGAAACGCAAAACCAAGAAGTTCCAAATGAGGATGGATCCCGACGACCACAGACATCTGATGCAGCTGGCCGGATTGGAGCGCAAGAGCATGGCCGAATGGATCCAGGACGAGATCCGCAAGGCCGCCAAGCGGGAGAAACTGAAATGACGGTAATTGAGGCCAAATGTAACGAGTGCGGGGCCGAGATCGCTGAGGGCTGCGTCCCGCACCGATCGCTCGATGCTTTCGACGATGATCCCGAGGCCTATTGCCCATCCTGTCAGGGCGATGACCTGACGTTTTTCAACACCGAACCTCCGGAGCGAGAAGATGAGCGGGAATTTCACCGTGATTGAGAACATCGAGAAATACAGCCAGATATTCAACCGAATCGAGAACGGCGAGAGCCGCTGGTTCTACACCGACGAGGAGGGCAACGACCATGAGATCCAGAGCACTTTCACCGAATGGAAACAATTACGAACGCTTATCGCGGTTGCGCGCTGTCCGGATGAGAATTGCGTCGATGGCGCGATACCTGTCCAGGTTGGCGAGGACGAGTTCGAGGCTCAGCAATGCCAGTGGTGTTACGAGCGGGCCGGCATCCTTTACGGATACGATTGAGCGATTGCGCTTGACGCTGCCACCACGATGCTAGTAGTTTCGACATCGCAAATTTTAAAGGCCCGACCGCTACCAACGATCGAGCCTTTCGGAATTCGGATAGGCGAATACCGGCGCAGGCGAATTATCTCACCCTGTCGCATCTCGTCGCAACCGGATTCCCGGTGTGGGCGAACCTACCGACCGAAACTCAGGGCATCGCATCATCAAATCCGTGCAACGTCCCGGCCCCGACGACACGGTGGGTGGGAGTCTCTGACTCAGCCGAACCTGTACCGAATGGCGCTGGCTTAGCCACCCTGTAGGGGGTTAGCTGTGCCTAAACGAGGAGAATCATGGACCTAGAAGAACGAAACGATCCGCTCTACAACGCGCTGCAACCGCTGGTCGACCAGCACGTTAGCGCGCTACTGGACGAGGACGGCGTCGACAACGATCGCGCGTCGGTCATCCTGGCGCACTTCAGCTTTGCGCTGGCCCACATCATCACCGCCGGCTTCCTGCGAAACATGCCAGACGGCGGCGAGGTCGCTCTGCCGGCCAAGGTGCGGTTTTCCTGCGATCAGGTGCATGCCCTGACGGTCGAGCACATGCGCGAGACGCTGCGGCTAAACGATATTCCTGACCCTTGGGCCGAGATGCCCGAGAAGTCACTGAATGAGCAAACTTTTGACGAAATAATGAGGGAAATCAATGACCAAGAAAAAACTTAGCTTTCGCCAGCGGCTCCGTGACGGCGCCGAAAACAAACTGGACAAGATGGTAAGCACCATGCAGGCGGCTGCTACTCGGGTGATCGAGGAGCACGATAGCAACATCAACGAGTACCTGCTCATGCAGCTTGCCAGCCAGCCCATACAGGGCAAAACGCTGCGCCACGATCTTGTGACCAAGCTGGCCAACGAGGCCGAGCAGGAGCTCGAGGCGCTCTACAACGACCAGCACAAGCTGGATCTCGGAGAGGGCGATGACTGAATTCACCATGCCAGACGGCTCGACGATCGAGCTCCCGCCCGGTGCGATTGCGTTCGAGAAGATCGCCGTCGATAACATCGAGGCCACAGCCGCCACGCAGATGCGCGTCAGGCTGGATCGCGGCATCATCGACCAGTACGCCGAGGACATGCTGAACGGGGATCCGTTCCCGCCGATCCACGTCTACCGCGAGGAAAACACTGATCGCAACATCCTGGCCGATGGCTTCCATCGCCATCGCGGGGCGATCAATGCCGAGCGAGAGGACATCGGCTGCTGGATCTATCCCGGCGGCATGAAAGAGGCTCTGATCCACGCGCTCGGATCCAATCACGGCCACGGCTTCCGGCGCACCAACGCGGACAAGCGCCACGCCGTCGAGATGGCCCTCAAGGATCCGGAGATCTCTCAGCTGATGCAAAAAGAGATCGCGGACATCTGCCGCGTGACCGATCGCACGGTGCGCAATATCCAGAACGCGCTGCTGGCCAAGGACACGTCGAACGACGAGGACGACCGGAAAGATTCCGGTGAGGCGCCCGAGACCCAGACCGCGGCCGAGAACACGCGCGACTCTGGCGAGGTCTCGCAGGAGCAGGTCGAGACTGACGAGCTCCGGCAGGCCCTCAAGATGATCACAGTGTTGCCGTATCCCGGCGAGCAAGCGCCCGAGCGCCTGATCCTGGACGATGACCTGATCGCAGACTGCGAGCACGTCTCTATCTGGCTGGCCTCGCTGGTGCTCGAGTCCCGCAAGGAGCCGGCAGATGGCTGACCTCGACTTTCGGTACGAGATGCCTGACGGCCGCGTGGTCGAGGCCTTCCAGCTGACTGAGGCCACGCGGTTTCAGGAGAAACGCTGGCCTGACTGGATGAACAGCCGGATCCTGATGACCAAGGAGAGCAAGGACGGCGGCAAGAAAACGAACTGGCTCAATATCAATGACGTCGAGACCGAGATCCCCGAATACGGCTGGATAGTCAACGAGGACGGCCGGATCACGGCCGTCGACTACGAGGTCATGGAGACCGCGGTCAAGCTGGTGGCTGATCCTGTGGTGATCCCAGACGAGGCCAAGTACCTACCTGACGATGCCCTGCGACTGGCGGCCAAGCTGTCCAAGCAACCGTTCGACGAGGTCAAGGCGGCCGATCGAGCTCAGGTCGATCGCACCAATGCGATCAGGCAAGAGATGATCGACGCCAACGAGGGTGTGACCGCCGACAGGATCGAGGAGATCGCGGCCGAGCGTGAGCGTGAGCTCCTCGGAGAGGATGAGCCGCCGCCGGCGCCGACGACCGCGGCCCAGGATGGCGTGGTCCCGATTGCCGAGCTCGTGACCGTGCTCGAGGTACTGAAAAACGACGCGCCTGCCGGCATCGCTGCGCTCAGGGCCAGCGTGTCACAGCGCGTAACGTGGTGTAACTGTGCTCCCGGCCAGTGCTCAGGCTGCTCGGCAGAGGAGCGAATTGGGTGCCGGCAGAACAGCCCGCTGACCCACGAATAGGAGATCTCTATGACTGACACAATCAAACCGCCGATGAACGTCCACATAACGATGCAATCTGGCGGCCACTTCAAGGTCGAGGGCGATCAGGCCCGCGAGTTTATGCGGAAGTTTCAAAACGCGACGAGCGAGTGGATTGAGTTCCCCTGCCAGACGTGGACCATGATGCTCAAGCGGGAAAACATCGAGGCGCTATCGATAAAAGAATGATCGAGGAGCGCCAGTACCAGATCGATGACGTCAACCATGCGATGCACCATGGCAAGGATCGGCGCGTCATCCATTGCTCGCCTACCGGATCCGGCAAGACGGTCATTCAGTGCCAGATCGCCAAGCGGGAATTCGAGCGAGGCGACTCCACGGCGATCCTGACACCGCGGAATGAGATCCTGGGCCAGACCCTCGAGCTCGCCAGATCCGACGAGATGATGGGCTACCGGAACGTCTCGGTACTCAGAGCGAAACGACCGGGCGAGCGATGGGATCCCGTGGCGCCTGTGCATGTTGTAAGCTGGCCGACCCTGATCGCGAGGGTCCGGTCAGATCCCCATTTCTGGTTTCCCAAAGTCGACCGGGTGCTTGTCGACGAATGCCATCTCTCCGTGGCACCCAAAATACTCGAGATACTCGAGCATTACGCACCGAAAGCCCGCATAGACGGGTACACGGCCACGCCCGCGCGCCTTACCGGCCGCGGGCTAGGCCACTTTTTCACGGAGATCAAACATGTCACAACAGTCAGACGGCTCCTTGAGGAGGGCTATCTTGCGCCGCTGGAATACTTTGGAGCGGCAACGCCAGACCTTGCAGGCATCAAAGTCCGACGAGGAGATTATGAGACCAAGAAATTGTCTAAGGCCTGCGTGGAGTTGGTCGGAGACGCTGTCGATAACTGGCTCCGTCTCGCTTCTGACCGGCACACGATTACATTTGCCGTTGACATCGCGCACTGTGAAGCCCTCGCTGAGCGATACCGACATGTCGGCATTAAAGCGGCAGCACTCCACACAGGACTCGAGCAGAACGAGCGAGACGACATCGTGGCTGCGTTCAAAGCCCAACGGGTTCAGGTCCTCGTAAACGTCTCGATCGCCAGCTACGGATTCGATGCGCCGAGCGTCACTTGCATACAGGCCTGCCGGCCGACCAAGTCGATCGTGCTCTGGCTGCAAATGTTGGGCCGCGGCATGCGGGTCGGCCACGGGCCCTGCCTCGTCCTGGATCACGCCGGCAACACTCAGAATCTCGGCTTTGCTGATGACCTGTACCGCTGGACCCTCGACGAGGGCAAGGCCGCAGCGCACAACTGGTCCCGCGACGAGCGATCGAACGAGGACGAGGAATCGAAGTCGCACGAGTGCGGCCAGTGCCATCACATTTTCAAGAGATCCAGGGTGTGTCCGATGTGCGGGTGGAAAGTCCCGTTTTCCAAGCGCGACGTCGACACCGTGGAAGCGGACCTCGTCCGCATTGGCAAGAATACGGCCGAGCCCCTGCCGGAGGGCTGGCCGAGTCACGAGGTATTTTTCGGAATGCTCCGGCACCACGCAGAGGCCCGGGGCTACAGCCCAATGTGGGCCGTCCATAAATTCGAGGAGAAGTCTAAATGCAAACCGCCTTACGACTGGAACAACCACGCCAAGGTGCCACCCAATGAGCGGGTCAAAAACTGGATCCGATCCCGACAGATCGCCTACGCAAAGAGCCGGCAAAAAGCCGAGCAAGGACGCCGACCGGCTTAGGTTTCTTGCCGATCGCGCGGCGATCCTGCTGGTCGTGGCCATGAATCAACACGGCGGGGACCTCAACCCGTTTTTCCGTGAGGGCCTGTACGAGGATGCCGGCAGCCTCGGTGACGAGATCCGCGGCTGGCCCCAGTACAACACCGCCATGGACGTCATTCGCCTGTGGCTCAAAAAACACGATAGGAGGCAAAATGCTGAAACGTAGACAAGGCGGGGGCAAGGGCCCTCGATACGGCAAAAACGTGGACGCCAATCAACTCGAGATTGTGCAGGCCCTCGAGGCGATCGGCTGTGACGTCCTCGAGGTCGGCTGGCCGGTGGACCTCCTGGTTGGCTACCGCGCGCTCAACTTCCTGATCGAGGTCAAGGACCCCAACAAGCCGCCATCCGAGCGCAAGCTGACGGCCGAGCAGGACTCATTTTTCAAGCTGTGGCGCGGGCAGGTCCGCAAGGTCGAGACCGCTGACGACGCCATCCACCTAGTAACGAGGGCACACCGCCATGACAAGACCAAAGAATGAACCGCGGGTATCCGAGAAACGGCCGTACTCTTACGCGACCGGCGTCACCAAGCGCCGGGACAAGTGCCTCGACGCTGACGAGATCAGCCTGCTGTACCGAATTGTTGGCTGGATAGGGCCTGTACCTAATTTGCCCCGTGACAACGTGGTCCACGTGGTCCGGATCTGGGCAGACATCGACGAGTACAACGACATCCACATGGGCTCGATTTGATGGTAGGCAAAACCCGGCAGGCCAATGCCAAGGACCGCAAGCGCATGGATACGATCGCTCAATACTGCGGTTGTCTGCCTTGCTTGCTGATGGGCTGGCCCGACGTGCATACCTCGATCGAGCATGTAACCGAGCGCGGGCGCCGGATGCCTGACGAGCACCAGTGGACGATCGGCCTGTGCGTCTGGCATCACTTCGGCCATTGCCAGCACGGCAAGGGCAGGCAACAGATGAGCGGGGAGCTCGGCCCGCCGCTAACCTGGGGCCGGCATATCTTCGAGGATCATTTCGGGGACGAGGTCAAAGTCCTTGTCCCGACTCAAGATTTTGTGCTGGCGAAGTTTGACGAGAGGCCGTGGCCTGAGTACGCTCTGCCTCGAGACGTCGCAAGACTCACGAGAATTCATTGGATAGAACTGAATGCAGCACCTTCACGATACACCGTCCAATCATAGTCAAGCGGGATCCCGCATGGCCAAAAGTTCGGTTGATTTGTGGAGAGGTCGAGAGGATCCGGCACCCAGGAGCGGTGCCGGAGGTCTGGGAGCGCGATAAATGGTTATGGAGCGCCCGAAAGTCACTCAGGACTTCCTGAACCGCCTCGAGAAGCCCACAGACATGCCTGACTTGCCTTGGGTACAGTGGCGGGTCGAGAACGTGGAGGAGATGGCCAGATTCATCGAGGATCAGGTCGTCAACAAATTCAACGTGCGGGCCCGCTTCGTAAACATCCCCGGCGACCAGCTGCTCATTCAGACGGCCGTGCTTAACTCGGACTTGCAACTCAGCCCCGGCGACTGCCTTGTCGTGCACCCAGACGCAGGACGGCCCCGACTTGGGATAGTCAGGGCCGCCAATTCGGTGCCGTTTCGTGAAGCCGATGGCCTCAAGGATCACAACAATCCTGAGTTCATGGACCCCAAGGCCGGCAAGATTTCACACTAGGGCATCAATACCAGACACTCGAGAGTGAATTGCACCGTATAGGGGAAAGGCCGCTCGCCTTTCATCCAGCGCCGGATCGATCGATCGTCATGGCCGATAACCTTGGCCAGCCTGCCTTGGCTTAGCCCCGTGGACGTCACCAGTTGAGTGAAATACTCCGGATCCTGGTTATGTAGTCGAGCATCGGGTTTCATGCGCGGCCCTCCTCTCCTGGGTATGTCATTAGCCAGTCGTCGAATATGCCGGCCTGCCTCGGCTCCTCCTCGTCGAGCAGGTCCGGCTCGCCGTCGATACTGGCCTCGCATAGGATCGGGTCGCCATTGGGCCACGCTCCGAGGTTGGCGCTGGCGCAGTCGAGTGCATCCAGGAGCGCCTGCCTTGCTTCCGGCTCGCTGTCTCCCTGGACTCTGATAGTTGCAAATAGCTTGCAGTCGTAGCTGTATTCCATCGATTTAACTCCAAAAAAAGCCGGCCCCGGTGGGCCGGCGTTGTGGTTGGTTTAGATCTGGCGGCCGAGCTCTCGGCTGGCCCAGTTATAGAGGCCCTCGTCGTTCCGGAGCCAGTCCTCGCGCTCCTCGTCGTTCAACGTCTGGCCCTCCATGCCCGGGACCGATGTCACGGCCCGGTCGATCTCCTCGCGGTGCTCTCGCACCCAGTCGCGCAGCCTCATGCCTGTAACCTCCTGCGGCACTGGTCCGCGTCTGCCTTGGTCTTAAAAAGGTGATAGCACCCGGCGACTATTAGGGCCCACTTGCCCACGTCGCCGGGATCCAAGTTAGCCCGCTCGGCCGTCTCGTCGTCGACCTTGAAAGGCGCGTAAACTTTGGGGCCGCTCATGCCGTCGCCTCCCTGGGCTCGTACAGTGCGCGCAGGAAGTCGGCCACGGTCATCTGGCCATCTGCCCCAAGGTGGGCCCACAGCTTCGCGTCTCCGAGACTGTCCGGCGATCCCTGCGCGTAGATTGTCGGCGGGTTGAACTCGCCCAAGTATTTGCCCTCGGGGTCGGTGATCGGGACCGTTGTCCCAGACATCGGCACCCGGTCGTGATATACCTGCCGGCCCTCGATCGACTTCACGGGCCCGCACTGGCCCCAGTGCTTGACATGGCCCGAGAAACTGAGCGCGCCCCACCTTGGCCCGCGGGCCACTTTGAGAGTGATCTCGGCAATAAAACCGCCGATTAGCGTGAAGTATTTGACCTCGGTGCCCCAGTTATTGAGCCGGACATGCCACGGCGCGACCTCGAAATATTCGCGGATCTCGTCGGCGCTGAATCCCTTGGCGTTCTCTTTTTCCTCCAAAAACGCGGCCGTAGCTGGCGCGGCCACAAAATACTGATAACGGCCGCGGGCGTAGTTCTTGCCGATCGGCGGCAAGGCCTTGCAGATCTCCACGGCGCGCTCGATTGTGACCGGCTCCTCGCTATGGTGATCGCCGTAGCCAAAAGCGACCTGAGTGCCGTACAGCTGCCGCCAGTGAACAATCCAGGGTTGCGGGGCCCCGGCGGCCTCGAGGGCCTCGCGGAGCGCCTGCTCGTGGGCTAGGTCCTCGGCTTCCTTTTTCTGGCGAGCCTCGAGGATCTGGCGCTGTTCTGCATGTGTTTTTGCTAGTGTCATGGTGTTACCTCCGTTAGGTTGTGGGAATCAGTCCCGACAAGGGCCCGCGGCTGCAGGCCCTTGGCGCGGTGACTCAGTAGTCAAAGCCATAGGCCTCGCCGCCCTCGGCGTCGGCCCAGTTCGCGAGCCGCTTGGCCGCATAGATCGCCGTCAGGTCGCATAAATAGCCGCCCTGCTCCTCGGTGTCGGTGAAAGTGTCCGCGATCCGCTCGCCGTCCCTGAATACCTCGAGGCCGGCATAGCCGAGCCCTCGATTACGGGCCAGCACATACAGGGCCCCGCCCTCCTCGAATAGGTCGACATCGTCGGCCGTGCCGGCTCCCAGGGTGTAGCGGTTGCCCTTCCAGATGATCACCATGGCGGCCGTATAGTGGCCGCTGGCGCTCTGCTCCTCGATTGTTTCGCGGTCCCAGTCATAGGCCGCTGGCTGTAGCGTTCTCATAGTGTTGCCTCCGTTAGCAGGTGCGGCGGTCTGCCGCGTTGCCGCCTTGGCCTTTCAGTTGCTCGGCCTTGGCGAGTAATTCAGCGGGCGGCATGATCACGCGCCCCTCGCTGTTGGTGATTCGGTTGACGCGGGCCCAGTGGTTCCACGCAAACGTCCGGCCCAGTCCTACGGTGATCGAGGTCGTGGGCCATTGGTCGGCCGGCTTGTTTACGAACTCCTCCCAGTCCTTGCCATAGGTGCAGACATCGGAGCCCCATCGGCTGTGCTTGCCAGTCATGGCGATGTGCTCGAGCTCGAGGGCCCGCTCGAATAACTCGGGGTGCCGGCCGGCCAGATAGTAGAGCTCCCACTTTTGAGACGCCGGGCAAAACCAGCAAGCCGATTTAATCGGCACGGCCAGCCCTGCATCCAGGATCGCGTCGATACAGTCCTCGCGAGTCCATCCAAGTTGCTGCAGCGGGTAGCAATACCGGAAACTGTCATCGCACTCTTTGAGGCGCTTCGAGCGCCTGAGATCTGCGGGGCCGGCATCGTAGCCGATCAGCTTCACGGGCATCACGCCGGCGGCCTGCGCCTCGATCCATAGCGGGTGCGGGTCGCACTGGTTGGGCCCGCTCTTGCAGCCCTTGACCACGAAATCCTGCGGCTGCTGTTTCCATTTGATGCTGCAGGACTTGCGGCCAAAGGCCAGCGAGGGGAGCGTCTCATTGGCGGTGTTGTTGCCCTCAAGGTCGCTATATGGCGCGGTAGTTGTCTTGTACTTGCAAACTGTGACGCGCGGCCAGCCTCGAGCCGCGAGCCAGTCGGACATTATGCCGACCTGCTCGAGGGTCTCGGGTTTCTCGCCGCCGGTGTCTGCGAACGTGATCAGATCAGGCCGCAAGCCTTGGCGATACATGGCGACCAGCATCGCGGTAGAGTCCACGCCGGCCCCATAGCAAACGATCACGGGGCCCTCTGGTAGCTCGATCGACGTGGCCGGCCGGCTCGGGAATAGGTCGGCCTGCATGGCTGCGCTAGTGCCAGTCATAGATATAGCCCCCGAGCTCTTTGATAGTGGCCATGGCCTCGCGGTGCTCGGTGGCGCTGTAAGTTATCCAGGTTGTGCAGCCGGCATATGCGCGGCGCTGGTATCCCCAGTGAATTGTCGAGTATTTCATCTCGTGCCCTCCGTTAGATCAGGCTAAGTTGTTCCGGCTCCTCGGCCGGCTGTGGATTCATGGCCCCGGCCAGTTTCTCGGCTAGGGGTCCGCTCGGGAACATCGTGAAGCCAGTCCGCTCCTCGAGCTCGATATATTTGGCCGCGAGGGCCGGATTGTGGGCCGCGGCGTTCCTGAGATCGCCCTCACAGCCCATAATGCAAAACATACAGCTGAGCCTCTCGTTCCCGCTCGAATAGGCGTGGAACGGCTTTTGATTGGCCTGCTTAATCTCGGCCCAGACATCGGCAACGGGCCAGTGCTGGATCGGGAGCCAGTCCCAGACCTCGCGGCCTGCCTTGGACAGTGCTTTATTCTGCACCCAGGATGGCCGGCGAGCTCGTGCGGCGCTTTCCTCGGATCGCAGCCCCATACAGTTCACGGCCAGCAATACGCCGCGGCGCTTGAGCTCGTGCCGGATAAACTTTTGAATAGGCCCGCGCTTGAGGTCGCTGGTGCACTGGCGGTGCTTGGGGCTCGGCCACGGCGGTACATCTGGCCGGCTCTCGTGCCGGCGCTCGACCATTTCGAGCAGGGTTTTCCCGGCCTTAACAACGTGGAGCCGGTGGTCGATGTTGCGCTCGATATGCTCGATAACTCCCGGCCACTCGACCTCGCCCAGATTGGCGTGGACCACGCATATCTGATCCCGCGGGATCCCGATGCGGCGCAAATAGGCGTACATGGCTTGCGAGTCCTTGCCGCCGCTGTGGCTGCAAAAGAACACGGCCCCGCGGTTGGCAAGGTCCCGCCATTGGCTGCGCTTGTTGGTGCTCATGCGAATAGCTCCATTTGGCCAGTGATCGGCGTGACTGGGGCCGGCCGGGTGGCGGCTTTGATGCCGCCCCATTGCTCGGCCATGGCTCGGGCCACGCCCTTGAAAAAGGTGCTGCGAATCTTCCAGCGGTCGGCGCTCGGGCCGGTGCGATCGGCACCGCTCGGGCATTGGTTCGACCAGCGTTTTACAGTCTTGCCCTTGTACTGCTCGAGCCGGGGCTCGACATACTCGGCCGGGTCGGCCTCGAGCTTCTCGAGGTTCTCGAGCCAGAGACACGTCTGCTTGCTGTGATCGTGGCCGAATTGATAGGGCTGGATCATCTGGTCGGCTTTGCGTATCTGACCGCTTATGACGCTCTTGGGGTTCTCGATCGCCCACTGGTCAATCGGTGCCGCCATGAGGTCGCGAACGAACTCGAGGGCCTCGGCCCGGGCTGCGCGGCGCTCTGCGCCGATCAGGGTGCCGGGTTTGATGTTGCGACCGTCGCCGTCGTCCTTGTAAGCCCATTCGGCGCTGGTCGTGAGGTAAGTGCACGGCGGGTGCGCGATCATCATGCTGTATCCGTCTCCGAGGATCTCGCGGACGTCTCGCTGGTGATGGATCCCGCCGGGGCTGTCGCTCGGGAGTATGTCGCAGGACTCGGCGCTGTGGCCCAGTCTTGCGAACTCGTCGCGGACGGTGCCGCTGTACTCGCAAGCCACTAGAATTCGGTGGAGGCGGTAGCCGCTGGCCTTGGCCTTCGCGGCCGCCTCGTTCATCTCGTCGGCGTAGTCCGACAAGGTAGCGCCGGGGCGCTGCAGGTGAACGCACTCGGCAAGGATCTCGCCGGCGTCGGTGAAGTCGTGGACGTGGTCAACACCCTGGGTGTGCTCGGCCTCGTTCTGAGTCCGGACCTTGTCCAGCTGGTCGGCTGTGAGCTCGGCACGGATAGCCGCGGAATAGTCCGCGGCCAGCCGTGTGACGTCGAGCCGATCGAGTCGGATCAGGCTCATGCCGTTGCCCTCTCGTGGTCGTGGCGTCGGTTGAGCTCGTCCTGCATGGCCTGCTTGAGCGATGCCTGATAGTTGGCGAGCGCCCGGTATCCGAAGCCGTCCATTGTGACGTCGCCGGGGTACAGGTCGCGGTGTGCGGCCGTGGCGTTCATCAACTTGGCCTCGATGCTGCCGCGGCTGCGGTTGAACAGCGGCCCCGGGCTGGTGCTGATGCCGGTGACGCTGTTGCATTGGGCTAACTTGATCAGGTGGCTCTTGGTGTAGGCCTCGCCGGCCAGAGCACAGTCGAGCATCGTGAAATACAGGTTGATGACAGCCTGATTCTCGAGCTCAGTCCAAGGTTTGCGTGTAGTCATTTCGTGACACTCCTCGCGGTTGTTGTTGGCGGGGTCTGCGGCCCCGGCTGGCACGACATCGGCCAGCACTACCGACGATAGGGCCAGCGGCCCGGGGTGTCAAGGACTCATTTAATGCGCTAGGATTTTCGCACCCTCCAAGCCCCTGACCGAGGACATATGTCAAACAGCGATGCGCAGCCTGTAACCCAAGAGCCCCAAGTCATCGACCTGCCAGCCGCTCCCGAATCACGGGGGATAGGAAGGCCCACGACATACACGCCGGCGTTGGCTCAGCTGCTATGCGCAAGACTCGCGGACGGTGAGACCCTGAGCCAGATCTGCAGGACCCCCGGCATGCCCGCACGGCAAACGGTGCACCAGTGGCGCATGAGAATGCCGGCCTTTGGCGACCTGTACGCCCGAGCGCGCGAAATCGGCATGGAGTCAATGGGCGACGACATGCTCGAGATCGCGGACGACGACACGCTGGATCTCGACGAGGATGGCCGGCCGAATAGCGCCAGCGTCCAGCGCAGCCGGCTGCAGGTGGATGCCCGCCGGTTCCTGATGGCCAAGCTAGCCCCCAAGGTGTACGGCGATCGGGTCGAGCACCAGCATAGCGGCAACGTGGAGCACACTGTCACCTTGTCCGACCGGGAGCGCATGCGCCGCCTGATCTCGTTCGCTGCTCAGGACTCGGCCAGCGGTGCGCTCCTCGAGGGTGAGGTCGAGGCCAGCCCGCAAGCGCCAGACCTGCCCGCCTCGCCTGCCCTGCCTGCCTCACCGAATGAGATCGAGCTCAGCGCCATAGATGAACCGCGCGTAAGGGACGATGAGGTTTGATAGAGGTCCCAATTACCACGCCGGGGGGCCGCTGTGGCCGCGGGGACTGGGGGGTGTGGGGCGCGCTCGTACATTTTGTCCTGGAAACCGCAGGGAAGTTGTTTCTAATGAAACTACCGGAAAATTTCCGGTGGCCACCGCCCGGGCAGGAGCCCTTGCTGTGCGCTTTTGCCCGCAGGAATTTTAAAAAATGATGGAAATTGTGCTTTTGCTCTGGATATTGGGGCCCGATGGGGACTTGCAGCCGTTGGAGCGATTTAGCGGCTGGTATGCGGTCGGGGATTGCGAGGATTTCGTGGAGACGCTTTTTGCGCGGAATCCGCACGATGGATTTCAGCTGCAGGGTGTGGCCCGGTGCGTGGAGGTTCCGAAGTGACGCCGGGTGAAGCGGCGCGCGCGGAATTCCGGCGCCAGCAGCGTTACTGGCGGGAACGGGCGGCTATTGCCCGCCGTGGCCGGTATGTCGTCAAACACGGGTTTGGACGATCTGAGGTCAAGGGGCGTAAGATACGGGCCTCGAGCCAGAACAAGGATGTGGCTCAGCGCAAGAAACGGGCACGGAATCGCCTACGGACCAAATTGAAGCGTTTACAACGACAACGACTGATGAGGAGATGACATGTCGGATGAGACCAACGTAGAAGCACCAGACGCGCCTGAGACGACCGTTTCGGACGCGATCGATGAATCGCGGCCCGATGAGGCCACAGATCCGTCGGAGCCGGAGGCGGCTGACGTGCCGGAGCGCGAGCCGACGCAGGCTGAAAAGCGCAAAGCCGCTCAGAAGAATATGGCGAAAAATTCGCGCGAAAAAGAAGCGCGCAAGCGCGGTGTTGGCCAAGCTGGCGAGAGCGAGGAGGCTCCCGCTGAGGAGTGAAGCCCGCACAGGCGCCGGAATTTGACCGCCGTACCGGCGAGTCCTGGGTGGCTCGCTGGTATCGGCTGACCGGAAATATGCCTGATGGCTACGACGCTGCACGAAAACTGGTTTTGAGTCACCGCCAGCACCGCCGGCTAGACCGCGTCCTCGAGGAGGGAATCCGTGTCAGAACAAACTGAAAAGATCAATGAGCCGTGGCAGGTCATGCGCACGGCCTACACCATGCGCGAGGGCATGGATTACACCGATGCCGTGGTTCGCGCGCCCAATGGTGTCGAGATCCGCATACGTGTTGGTGGCATGAAAACCAAGCCAGAGCACGAGGCTTTCCTGATCGATGAGGCAAAGCTGCAGATGCCAAAAAGGCCGATTAACGGCGCCGGGGCAGGAATGCACTGATGAGCGCAAGCATTGAGCAAATGAGCGTCGACGAGGCACTGGCCATGTACGAACAGCTGCCAGAGGCCGAGCGGCACGAGCTCGATGCGCTGATCGATAAACGATCTCAGAACGAATTGTGGATCCCATCGGCAGGGCCACAACTCGAGGCCATGCTGTCAGAAGCCGATATTTTGCTATACGGGGGTGAGGGTGGGGGTGGCAAGACCGATCTCGGTCTGGGCCTCGCGTTCACTCAGCATGAACGCTCCCTGATCATTCGCCGCCAATACACCGATCTGCGCGGAATCACCGATCGGGCCAAGGAAATTAACTCGACCGAAAAGGGCTACAACGGGTCCAGCCCGCCACGTCTGGTCACGATCAACAAAAAACTCATCGACTTTGGCGCGCTGTCGGAGGAGGGTAGCGAGGAAGCATGGCAGGGCCAGCCACACGATCTGATCTACATTGACGAGGTCGTCCAGAACCGTGAACACCAAGTCCGGTTTCTCATGGGCTGGAACCGCTCCACCAAAGAGGGCCAACGATGCCGGGTCGTCCTGGGCTCTAACCCGCCAATCAACTCACAGGGCGTCTGGATTATCGCCATGTTCGCCCCGTGGCTCGATCCTCGCTACCCCGATCCGGCTGAATACGGCGAGCTCCGATGGTGCGTCACCAGCCAGGATGCCTCGGGCAATACGTTCGATCAGTGGGTCGAGGGCCCCGATGTCAAAATCCCAAGCGGCAAATTCGACGAGAAAACCGGCGAGCCGCTGTACCTGAAACCGCTCTCAAGGACGTTCATTCCGGCACACCTGTCGGACAACCCGTTCCTCGCCAACACCAATTACGCAGCACAACTGGACGCGCTGCCGGAGCCGCTGCGCTCGGCTATCCGCGACGGCAACTTTATGGCCGCGCGAAAGGATGAAGTCGATCAGGTCGTCCCGATGGCGTGGGTCCACGCTGCGCAGAACCGCTGGCTGGAAGCTGAGGGCCAGCCGCCGTCAGGAGTGCCTATGTGCGCGATCGGCGTCGACTGTGCCCGCTCCAAGGACAAAACCGTGCTCGCACCGCGATATGACGGCTTCTACCCGAAACTGATCGCCGTACCGGGCAAGGAAACACCGCACGGCCGCGATGTCGCCGCTCTGGTGCTCAAATACCGCCGCGACGGCGCTATGCCCGTGATTGACGTGGGTGAGGTCAACGGCGCCGAGGCATACGCGCATCTGGATGAAAACGGCGTCCAGTGCATCCGGCACATGGGCATGGACAAGTCGGTCGGCCGGACCAAGTCGAAACATCTCAAATTTTTCAACAAGCGCGCCGAGGTCTACTGGAAATTCATGGAAGCCCTCGATCCGGAGCAAGATGGCGGTTCCCCGATCGCGCTGCCCGACGATCCCGAGCTCGTGGCCGAGCTCTGCGCCCTCAAGTGGGAACTGGTCCCGCAAGGCATCAAAGTCACGCCGAAAAAGGATCTGGTCAAGGAACTGGGCCATTCGCCGGACAAGGCCGACGCTGTCGTCATGTCCTGGGCCGCAGGCGCCAAATCAGTCACGCATCTGGCCCAGTGGCGTGACGATCAGAGAACTGGTAACTTTGGCGGCAAGCGACGTCCATCGGTCAACATGGGTCCTCGTCGCAAGCATGCAAGGAGGCATTGATGGGCAGTATGTTCGGATCCGGCATGAGTGCCAGCGAGAAGCGTCAAATCAAACTCGACAAGATGTACGCCGGCGCATCGATGCCAGACGAGGAAGTCATCAAGCGCAACGAGCGCCGCAAGGCCGCAACGCGCCGCGGATCCCGAGTTCGCAACGTACTCACTGATAACGGCGAGGATATGCTCGGATGAGACCCCGCGAGATATGCGAACGCGCTGGCCAGCTTTATAGCGACCGCAAAGCGATCACCACGTTATGGCAAGAAATCGCAGAGAACTTCTACCCGCAAAGGGCCGATTTTACGATCAGGCGCTACGTGGGCGAGGAGTTCGCAGAGCATTTGTATTCTTCGTATCCAATCCTGGTTCACCGGGATTTGAGCAACGCCTTCGCCGCTATGTTGAGGCCACGGAAAAAGGAGTGGTTTGGCATACTGGTTGACGATATGGATACCGTTTCTCGGGCCGGCAAGATGTGGCTCGAGTGGGCGACCAAGCGTATGCGCTGGTTCATGTATGACCGCCGCGCCAATTTCATCCGTGCGACCTCCGAGGGCGATGCCGATTTCGCCGCTTTCGGCCAATGCCTGATCACCCGCGACATGAACTGGAACGCCCAGACGCCGCACCTGCTCTATCGGTGCTGGCACCTTCGGGACTGCGCATGGTCGGAGATGGCGACCGGCGATCTGGGCGAGATCTACTTCAAGTGGAAGCCGACCGTCAAAGAGCTCAAGGAGCAATTTGGCGAGGACAAGCTGCACCGCGACATCGCAAAGGTCAAAACCAAAGAGAATCTCCGTAAGGTCAAGTGCTTGCGCGCCGTCATCTCGACTGACGTCTACGATGGCCAGAGCGGCCAAGCCAAGGGCTACCCGTGGATCGTGGTGTATCTCGACAAGGAGAACAACCACATCATGGAGGAGTTCGGCGTATATTCACACGGCACCACTCTCCCCCGGTGGCAGACCGTGTCGGGAAGCCAGTACGCCTACTCGCCGGCTACCGTGGCCGGTTTGCCAGATGCTCGTCTCCTGCAGGCAATGAGCCTCACCCTGCTCGAGGCCGGGGAGATGAGCGTCAGGCCTCCGATGATCGCGACCCAGGACGCCATCCGTGGCGACGTCCAGCTGTATTCCGGCGGCATCACATGGGCCGATGTGGAGTACGACGAGCGCAAGGGCGACGTGCTGAGACCTATCACCCAGGATAGGCGCGGACTGCCGATGGGCTACGAGAACGCCGAGCGCCAGATGGGCATGCTGGCTGAGGCCTTCTACATCAACAAATTGACCTTGCCGCCCCCAGAGGGCGACATGACCGCTTTCGAGGTGGGCCAGCGCGTCGAGGAGTATGTGCGACAAGCGTTACCGCTATTTGAGCCGATGGAGCACGAATACAACGGACAGCTCTGTGAGGACACATTCGACGCCCTACTCCGCGCTGGCGCCCTCGGATCCCCTCAAGACATGCCGCCAGAACTGAGGGGCCGCCAGATCCATTTCAGGTTCGAGAGCCCGCTACACGACGCAATGGAACGCAAAGAGGCATCGACGTTCATGGAGGCCTCGGAGCTCATTCGCATCGCCGTCGAAACGGATCCGACCGCACTGGCACACTACGACTCCGGTCTGGCTCTGCGGTCGGCCCTCGAGGGCATCGGTGTGCAGGCCAAGCACGTCAGGGACAAGGATCAGGTCGAACAAATCATCGCTGCCAACGCGCAGCAGGCCGCGGCCGAGGAACAGGCCGCCGTTGCAAGAGAAGCCGGAGCAGCGACAAGGGAATTCGCGCAGGCCGAGAAACTATCAAGGGCCGCCGCATAATTGCCAGTTAGAAGCACGATCGCTGAGTGCCTGCCGAATCGGGATCCCCACCAGCGCCCCGACTACACCGAGGCTGAGGTCCAGGCTATTCGAGCCTGCCATCGTGGTGAGGCGTCCGCTCGCCAGCAACGCATGGCGCTCGACTGCCTCGTCCGCATTGCCGGCACCCACGATATGAGCTACCGGCCCGGTGACACTCACGCCACAGCATTTGCAGAGGGCCGCCGGCATGTCGGCCTCGACATCGTCTGGTTCATCAATCAGGCGCCAACAAAAACGGATCCTGATAAGATCTCGACACGAAACCCAGAGGTAGACCCAAATGACCGACCAGACAACCGATGACCAAGGCAACGTAATCAACAATGACTGGTACGGCGATTTCGCCGGAGAGGACGAGGGCCGGCAGGAAACGCTAGGCCAATTCGACTCGTTCGACTCGTTCTACGAGGACTACAACAACGCCAAGAATTTCGACTGGCGCGAAGGCGTAGCCGGCGACGACGACAAATTCAAATCGAATCTCGAGCGATTCGACTCCCTCGAGGCGTTCGGTAACTCGTGGCGCGAGAGCCAGCAGAAGATCCGCTCAGGCCAGCTGCTCCCGACGCTGCCCGAGGATGCGACCGAGGATCAGGTCAAGGAATTCCGCACCGCCAACAACATCCCGCTCGAGGTCGACAATTACCTCGACGATCTGCCGGACGGACTTGTCGTGGGCGACGAGGATCGCGAGTACATGCTCGACTTCCTGGGTGCCATGCACGAGGTCAATGCGCCCAAAGAGGTCGGCACGGCACTGGTCCAGTGGTACGACGATTTCAGGGAGCGCCAGCAAGATGCGATCGCTCAGCTGGATGCTGAGCAGCAGCGCGAAGCGACCGACTTCCTGCGCAGCACCGATACCGGATGGGGCAATGATTTCCGCACCAACATGAACCTGATCAACTCGGTGCTCGAGCAGCACTTTGGCGAGGAAGCCAAGGCTCAGCTGCTCAATGGCCGCTATCAGGACGGCCGTGGCTTCTTCAACGATCCCGGCGTACTGATGGGACTGGCCAGCCTCGCGCGGCAGGTCAATGACGTGGCGCCGCTGATCGCCCAGGATCCGGACAAGATGCAGTCGCTCAACGACGAGATCTCGGACCTCGAGGCGAAGATGGCCGACCGGACCTCGGAATACTGGCGGGGTCCAAAGGCCAACGAGAACCAAGCTCGCTATCGGGAGCTCCTTGATCTAAGATTGAAGTCTGAGCAAAACGCAGCATAGGGAGATGCTCAATGGCCTTTCAGATGAAGAACGTCCCTGAATGGGGTGGATCCGCTCGATGGTCACGCTCTGGCAGGAAGCCAAAGGGCATCTCAGGCATGTTTCGATACATGAAAGACGCCCTCACGCCGGGAGGCCTTCCCGGCCTCTCCACGGTTGAGCAAGGCGGCACGATCTCGCAACGCTGGACCGGCATGACGCCACGCGACAACCCTGCTTTTGATTCAAGCCTTGCTGGCGGCCGCCGCAACCCGCTAGGGCCGCCGGGAGGTAGGCCCCGTAGACCCGGCGGCAGGCCCCGCGGCAGGCCACGCGGCACAGGCGGTGTGCGGAGTGTATTGAGTGGCTGAATCAGCCCCAATGACGAATTTCGTCGGGCCACGTAAGAAGCAAAAGGTCCGATCCGTATTGAGCGGCACCGGGAAGGTACGGCGATCGAGCCCCCCGGTGGCTGCTCGAAAGCCTAGAGCCACCCGGCGCCGCTCTTGACATAGGCCCAGACCGGGCATAATCTCAGCCCTACCACGACCCGCCGGCCAACCTCATTCGAGCCCCGGCACTCGACCGGCCCCTGCCGGCGACGATGCGGCCCCTATCTGGCCAACCCGCATCAAGCCACAAGCAGGCTAACCCGAAAAGTGGAAAACGGATCTTTTCATTTTTGGAGGATAGCCAAATGGCTGAAACTGCCTTTCAAATCCAGTATCGCCAAGAATTCATCCATGGGTTCGAGCAGCTGGTGTCACTCATTCGGGGCTTTACAACCACCGAATCTGTGATTAAAGGCAATCAGGCGACGTTCCTCGTTGCCGACTCGGGTGGAGCCGAGGCCAAGACGCGCGGCGTCAACGGTCTCATTCCCGCTCGTGGCGACAACCTGAACCAGCCGGTTGCAACGCTGGTCGAGTGGCACGATCTCGTGCGCAAGACCGATTTCAACATCTTCGCCTCTCAGGGCAACCAGCGCGCCATCATGCAGGCGACGTCGATGGGTGTCATCAATCGCAAGATTGATCAGGACATCTTTGGCGATCTGGCAACGTCGACGGTCAACATCGGCGCGGCTGTGGTCGCAGACACGCTCCGCACCCTGCGCGCCAAGACGGTACTCGGCAACAACGATGTACCCTGGGATGGCTGGATCAGCTTCGTCATCACGCCGGCCTACGAGGCCTACATGATGGGCGAAAACGACTTCTCGAGTCGCGACTTCTCGCAGAACGGCCCGATGGATGGCGCCGATCTCGCGTGGAGAGACCGACCGCAGACCTACCGTTGGCTCGGCATGAACTGGTGTGTTCATCCGAATCTCAACGGCGGTGGCGGCCCCGGCTCTGCAACCGAGGAGTGCTACATGTTCCATCGTTCCGCTATTGGCCATGCCTACAACGCGGACGACATGGAAATGCGGGTAGGCTACGACGAGGAACAGGATTACTCCTGGACCCGTTGCAGTATCTACATGGGCTCAGTGCTTCTACAGAACTCCGGTGTGTGCCTCGTAGCGCATGACGGCTCGGCTCTGGTAGCAGCCTAATCGGGAGGAATGAAACATGGCATATGACACAAACAGCCTAGTAACTGCGTTCCCTCGCGTCGGTGCGGCCGAAGGGCCGGGTGACAACACTGGTGGCTACTCGGGTGCTCTGCATATCTATCGGTCTGCTGACGACATCGCTACGGTGATCGCCGCCGGCTACATCGATGATGGCAACGAGAAGTTCATTCAGGTGAACGACATGGTGCTCGTGATCGACGACAACACTCCGACCATTGACCTCTGTCTCGTGACAGTGGTCGCGGCCAACGGTGATGTCACTTTGATCAACGGCACCTAAGCCGACTGGCGCAAAGGGTACAACTGCGCGACAATCCGGGGGCCGCCTCATCTGGGGCGGTCCCCGTTTGTTTATGGAGATAGTCAATGACAGATGCAGCTGAAAAGCTCGACGACCTCGACACCGAGGAAACTCCCGCGCAGGAAACAGAAGCCACTGAGGTCCCTGA